TAATAGCTGAAAGCATATCAGCTTTTCCGATTATACGTTATCTTTATCAGATATCAAAATAATTCCCGGTAATAATAGTAGAAATAAAAAACTGATTCCGCCAGGGTGTGTCACCACCCTGACAGGATATCGCACTAGGAAGCGATTTGCGTATGTCAGAAATAGCCTCAGCCAGCATAAATACCTTTGGGCCTTCACCCAAAGCCGGTTTTGAATCGCCTTCAGAGCAGCTCATCACCCTGACCTATGGGCAGCTCCGGGATCTCATCAGAGAGACCATCCAGCCCTTGCAGGATGAGATTGCCCAGCTCCGGGAAGAGATAGACCAGGACCGCCAGGAGATAGCCGCCTTGCGCCTAAAAATGGCATCCCTGGAGAAGGATAGGGACACTCTCTCAGAGAACCAACTCATCCAGCTCCGGCTTATTCATGAGCTGAAAGAAAAGGTCAACCAAGAATCTCCAGCTAATACTAAGAAGATCACCAAGAAGACTGAAGACCACATTCAGAGCATTGTCGACGCACTCCATGCCAAAGAAAAGAAGCTGATCGACTGCCAGGCTCCTCCGGGATACTTAAAACGGTATAGAAGCGAAGGAATGACCTTTTCTGATATAGCCGGCCTGCTCGGGCTGACTGTGGACCGAATAAGGCAGCTCTCCAGGATTGCAGCCACAAATCAAAGACTGGTGGTCTCCTGGCATCCCAGGAAGAAGAATACCAAGATCTTCAGGTTATCGCGATGGGATACTCCTGGCCTTTGAACTTACTAAAATATTATAGTGGCAAAAGCCTAAATTTAGGGTTTAGGGCTCTCGGGAGATAAAACAGGACCGGCAAGCTAGATAATAATTATCCAAAATCTATAAAAGAATGAAGATCTGAGATATCAGATACTTCTGATATTACCTTAGCTTGAGAAAGAGAAAGAATAATATGTAATGTATATAAATCAATATCTGTAAAATAAAATAATTCTCGCGAAATCCTTGATTTCATTGGAGTATATAAAGACAGGGTGGAAAGCCTAAATCCTAAATTTAGGGTTATCAGGTCATCCACAAACTACATAAACTTATACTGTTATATCCCAGATTGGCCCGAAGGTCCTTGGTTTGCTATTCATTCCTTCGGGCTCACCTGATGCTATTAAAGGCTGCCAAATCCAAAATTCCTAATTATACCAGCTCCCTGGATCAAACTCGTTATTCTTGAAATCCTCTATCACTGCATGGCCTGCATCCACAAGCATCTTATTGAAGTTCCTGCCTGGCTGGTTATTCTCACTCAGGTAAACCACAGCAACCCACCTATCAAACGGATCTTTGCCTGTCTTATCATCCAGGTCTAGGAAAACGTAGGCGCTCTGCAACCATGTCTTTGCATATGCTGATGCCTTCTTTCCGGCTTCGGAGGCTTTAGGGCCGCGAGTCTCCGGGCAATCGATGTCTGCAAGCCTGACCCTGATGAGGTCCTCGGAGAGCAGGCTATCCTGTAGTTGGACATCGATAGTATCCCCATCCACTACCTTTACCACTCGGCCATATGCTTCATCCGGCGCGCTGGCTGCCAGGGAAATGAAAAACAGAATGGATAGGACATTAAGTATTTCCATCCTCATTTCATCCTCATTTCATCCTTTACCAGCATTTCTCACAATGTCTGTAGCCTGCGGTTTCAGCTTCCTGAGGTGAGTTGAATCCTATCAGGTTTTCAGGCTTGATTTTACCCGCCCATGTGCAACCTGGTTCGTGGTATACCATAGTATCTTTATTAGCAGGATAGCGCCCGCTTGGGGTAGTTGTTTGGGTTTGGATAGGTGCAGAATCAAGGGTTTTTTTCTCTCTGGCTTGAAGGATATCAGCTTCCGTTTGATTATCGCTGATCTCCTCTATATACAATGTCTGAACTATTTTTCTGGTAGCGCTCTGAGACATATCAGAGACAAGATGCATCTCAGTATATTCGTCAATGGCTGCATGTGACGAATATCCACTAATGATACTGTAATAGATCGGAATCATCCCGTGGATAGGATTATCTTCTATCCAATCTGGGGTGCGTGAATCTGTAAAGATCTTTGTTGCAGCTTGAGCTACTGGGGTATCATATTTCTGTATCGATTCGTAAATACCGGTACAAATATATAGCTGGTTTATCAACTATATAGCATGGCCCGGAAGGATTATCACGGAAGAATAGGAGAGGTTTATTTCGACTCCGTAGAACAGAAAAACAAGTTTTTTGGATTGGCTGCGGCGAGGGGCTGCACTTTCTCGCGATATGCAATCAATATTTTGGAGGAAGCGGTAGGCCATGAGCAGCCAGCTATCCCTGCAACGGACTATGGGCACCTGGAGGACGAGAACAGGGAGCTGAGGCGGAGGATCGCGGAACTGTCGCGAGAGATCGAAACGATCAATGCAGAGCTGCAACGCCAGCGATACGCAGCTTTCAATGAGGACGCAGGCATCAATATCCAGTTTGATCCCGATCTCCTGGCAATCCTGCAGGCCGGACCGATCCACAGCCATGCTCTCTTGACAGCCTTGAAGATCAATCCCTCGGACACAACGCGAATGAGGGCTCTAGCTCAGCAGTTGGAGATTCTGGAAAGCACCAGGTTCATAGCTAAATCCAAGAACGGCTGGAGATGGTTAAAGTGACCCTGCTGGAGGCTTGGGCCACTGATGCAGAGATTCGCGGGATGAGCCCAAGGACTATCCGGAATTATAGGTATCGCATAGCCAATTTTATGAGGTTCCTGGATGGCAAGGACATATTTGCAGTCAATAAAATAGATATCCGAGATTTTATAGAAGAGGCCCGAAAAAAGGGGCATTATACCGGATCAATCGCGTTCAGCCTCGCTAGTATAAGCAATTTCTATGATTGGGCCATTTTCGAGGAATTGACTGATAAGAATCCGGTGAAAGAGGTACGCTCGCGGTATTTGCATAGCTACAAGAAAGACAACGAGAAGCGAGACAGGCAATTGATCAGCATAAAACAGGCAGCGAATATGATCGACTATATGGTTGATATCCGGGACAAAGCCATGATGACCGTCCTCTTCAAGACGGGCGTAAGGAGGAATGAGTTATTGAGCATGGAAGTCGATGATATCAATTGGAATGATTGGAGTATCACCCTGAAGCAAACCGCGAAACGTTCCAATAGAGTAGTCTTTTTCGACCAGGAGGCAGCCACTATACTGTCTCGTTGGCTAGCAGTTCGTGAAGAACGGAACAGAAATGGAATCAAGGCATTATGGATATCAACGATTGGCCGCCCCGCAACGGAAAAAACAGTTATCTATATGATCAGTAAGGCGGGCATTGCCCTTGGTGTCCATAACCCCAAATCCTCCAAGCTGGAAGAACATTTTAGCGCCCATTGCTGCCGTCATTGGTTCACCACCCACCTTCGCAGATCTGGGATGCCCCGTGAATTCATCCAGGAGTTGAGGGGCGATGTTCGCAAAGAGGCAATCGATATCTATGATCACATTGATAGAGAAGAGCTGAGGAGAAGTTACCTGAGCCATATACCAAAACTAGGCATAGCGTAAGCTACCCCTCCCCTTAAGGAGAGGGGCTTTCAGCAGCCCTGAGCAGATCTGTTTCAGAATCAGAGATCTACCCGGACCTCCAGGCCAGCCTACATGCGCCGACGAATCGCAGAGGTTCCTGTCTTGCAGGAACATTGGCCTCAGATCTGCCAGAGACGACCTCAAATCGTGTTTCAGCCGTTCCCTTTCGGGCAAGAGTCTGGCAGAGCCGTACAGGATCAGCATCGAGCGGTTTACCGCGAGGGTGCCTAAGATGCCCAAGTACATACAGGAGATGGTTTGACATGTTAAATAGTTATGCAGAGCACCGCGAAAGTAAACTGGGAAGTGTACCCAATTCCTCCCACCCCCTAAAGGAGGCGGGCCTCCTTGGTGATTTACCGGTGACTACTCCCCTGCCTACGAAAATGGGATACAACCTGAGTTCCTGCAAATTAAGTCTGATGGCTGCAAAGAAGTGGCCCAATTGAAACATAGGTCACTTCAAAGTAATTCATATGCATCTCTTTATCTGAATCATATCCTCATCTTAATTTCAAGGCTCCAAAAGGTACTTCTATAGTAACTTATGATCTTCTACCCGCTGGGAGGCCGATGGAAACTAATGAGACGAATCAAAAGCTGGAGCAAATCCTAAAACATCCAAAACCACTATCTGATACACAAAAAAGGGCCGTTCTATCAGATAGACCTCATATAAGAATCATTGCCGGGGCAGGTGCAGGAAAAACCGAGACTCTTACCCGAAGAATAGTCTATAACCTGATCCACGAAGAAGTCGATCCATCGGCCATTGTGGCATTCACTTTTACTGATAAAGCTGCCCAAAGCATGAAAAGCAGGGTCTATGATCGACTAAGGGGCCTTGGCAGGGATGATATATGCTATCAAATCGGAGACCTCTTTATAGGGACCATTCATGCCTATTGCCACAGGATTCTCGTTGACCATTTCGGATATGGAAGCTATGATGCTTTTGATGCGAACCAAGAGATGGCTTTCTTAATGAGAGTGGGTTGGGAGCTTGGCCTTGGAAATGATGGAAGCTATTCCCGAAATTGTGAGTCGTTCCTAGAAACGGCAAATGTGGTTAATGGAGAGCTTCTTGATGAGGCCATTCTCGAAAGGAAGGAACCCGCATTCTATAGGCGGCTTAGAAAGTATGAAGAGATCCTGGACTCCTATAAGCGACTTACTTTTGATAGGATGATTAAGCTAGCGGTAACGAATCTCCAAGAGAAGCCTGATAAGCTCAAGCATGCAAAGTATCTGCTGGTTGATGAATATCAGGATATCAATAGGGCTCAAGAAAAGCTCATCCAGCTAATAGGTACTAACGCGGGCTTATTCATTGTCGGAGATCCCCGCCAAACGATTTACAAGTGGAGAGGCTCGGATGAGAAGTGCTTCGAGGATTTTTCCCGGAAATATCCAGATACTGAAACGATTTCCATAACTGAGAATAGGAGAAGTGCCAAGTCTATCTTAGATCTGGCAAACACCTTTTCCGATAGCTTTGAGGCTCAAAAATATGACCACATAGCACCTACCAGAAAGGATAAAGGCGTAGTAGCCCACATATCAACCGATACCGCAAACGATGAAGCCAGGTGGATTGCCGATCAAGTCGAAAGATATGTTAGCAGCGGCAATTGCAGCTATTCCGATATCGGAATACTTATGAGAAGTGTAACAACTTCTGCGCCGCCATTTATCGATGAATTCCGGAGGCGTGGCATTCCTTTTATCGTAGGCGGGAAAGTTGGTCTCTTCAGACGAGAAGAAGCCAAAGCAGTAGGTATGCTATTTTGCTGGCTCCATGAGGGAAGTTGGTGGCAAGAGAATCCCTGGAATTCAAGGGATAGCTTTTCCTGGAATGAGTTGCTTCCTGAGGGCCTTGAAGCATGGCAGTCCGTTGTTCCCTATGCTCTTTCAGCCGACATAGCAAATCAAATAATCAAATGGAAAGATAGAACCCTTTCCGGCGAATTTGAGAATTTTACTGAAGTATACCAGGAACTCCTAAGGACTTTTGGTTATTTGAATCTCGATCCTGATGAACCTACCCAGGCTGTGATGATGGCCAACTTGGGGCGATTTAATTCCCTGCTCACCGACTATGAAACGGCAATCCGCCTGGGCGGCAAGAAGAGGAGAAGTTGGCAACAAGATATGAAGGGCCTCTTCTGGTATATCCACAACTATGCCACTAATGCCTATGAAGAGCAACAGGGAGACGATGTGAGGGCTATCAATGCCATCCAGCTTGTGACAATGCATCAAGCAAAAGGCCTTGAATGGCCGGTTGTATTCATGCCCGGGCTTATATCTACAAGATTCCCTTCAAGCAAGTCAAGAAATCCTAATAAAACATGGCAGATAAGCAGGACCCTCTTTGATGCCGCAAAATATGAAGGAAGCATAGAAGACGAAAGAAGGCTATTCTATGTAGCTGCCACGCGGGCCAAAGATGTTCTCGTATTAAGCTCATTTAGAAGGATCAGGAAAGCGGTATCTGAAAGCGAATTCCTATCTAGCCTATCTGACTTACACTTTAATGAGCTATCAATGCAGGATGCTCTGCCAGATTATCCTCTTACCAAAAGCGGAGATATCGAAGACATTCAAACTTTTTCAGCAGGCGAGATAATCACCTATAAAACCTGCCCTCATTCCTATAGGATGAGGCAAATATGGGGATATCAGCCCGGCTTATCTGACTATCTCGGCTATGGCAATACCCTTCATTTCTGTCTCAGGACCGCTGCCGAACTCATCAAGAACCAGGGATATAGCCCAATCAGTGCAATTGCCACTGCTGTTGATGATAATTTTTTCATGCCCTTCGCCGATGAAGCCAGGAGCAGACAGGTAAAGCAGGCAGCGAGAAGGAAATTGATGGAATTTGTGAAAAAACGTGAAGAGGATATGAGAAGAATCAAAGAGGTCGAGACTAGGATAGAATTTCCTCTCCAGAGGGCCACTATAGCCGGCAAGGTTGATGTCATACTCCATGAAGGCAATGCCATAGAGATCCGGGATTACAAGACCACGGACCAGGCAACGACCTTTGAAGACTCTTCTATGCAGGTTCAAGTATATGCGTTGGGTTTAAACATGATTGGTGAGTCCGTAGCTAAAGGATCGATAGCATACTTGGATAATGCCACTCTTCGGGACGTTGAGGTCAAGGAAGGCCATATGGAAGCGGCACAGAGGAACGCTGAAAGGCATGTAGATGGAATCTTGAATAGAGACTTCAAGGCATGCTCGGGAAGTCACTGCAAGGGCTGCGATTATGGGCTTATCTGCAAATGGAAGGGGAACTAAGAGATGACTAAAGATTACCGGCGTGAGCTTCAAGGGCTCTTGAGGAAGCTATTCCAATTCGATTCGGCAGATTTGGATTTTGGCATCTATCGCATAATGAACTACAAGCGGGATGAGATCGAGAGGTTCATTGAGGAAGATCTTATCAAGGCAGTAGATATTGAATTCGAGAAGTATTCAGCAAAGAGCAAGGGAAAAATCGATGAGGAGCTAGATGAAATAAGAAAAAGAATAGCATCTACATTGGGAGAGGATGCCCTCTTGCCTTCCGGCGATTTGAAGGAGATGTACCGAAGCTCTCCTATTGCCAAAGAGTTCTACAATAAGAAAGAGGATCTTAAGAATAATGAGATGGCCGATCAGCACAAAGCAGAGATCTTCAGCCACATATACCAATTCTTCTCTCGCTATTATGATGACGGAGACTTCATCTCCATGAGGCGTTACTCCAGGAAAAATAAGTATGCAGTGCCCTATAATGGGGAAGAAGTATTGCTGCATTGGGCCAATAAGGACCAATACTATATAAAAACTGGAGAGTATTTTAAAAATTATTCATTTAAAGTCGGGGAGTACAAGGTTTATTTTATGCTCAAAGAAATCGAAACGGACCAAAATAATGGCAAATCAGGGAAAAGGTTCTTCCTGCTCAAAGGAGGGAAGGATTCCATAACTTACGATAATGAATATAAAGAATTAACCATCTTTTTTGAATATCGAGCACTTAAAGATGAGGAAACGGGAAAATACGGAACAAGGGATGTACAAAGAGTACTTCTTGACGAAGCTGGACAACAGATATCATTCAAAATCGACGTAGATGGATTGAGAAATGCTCTTCAAAAGACAGATGATGAAAAGACATTGCTTGAAAAGCATTTGCTGAGATATGCCAAAAGGAATACCACGGACTACTTCATTCACAAAGATCTCAAGAGCTTTCTTTCCGGCGAGTTTGACTTTTACATAAAAAATGAAGTAATAATAATAGACGAACTGGGTACTGAAAAGGAATTGAATATTGAAGAATATATCGGCCAAATCAAGGTTATGAAAAAAATAGGCCTAAAAATCATTAATTTTCTGGCCCAAATTGAGGATTTTCAATTAAAACTATTTAAAAAGAGAAAATTTGTCATTAAATCCGAATACTGCTTGACCTTAGACCGGATACCAGAGAAGTTATATGAAGAGATAACAAGAAACAAACTCCAGATAAAAGAGTGGATAGATCTATTCAAGTTAGATGGATTTGAGCATAGGACATTGGCAAATAACGACATGCAATTCATCGATATCCAGTACCTTAAAACGCATCCATACCTGGTGCTAGATACTAAATTTTTCGATAATAGTTTTAAAGATAAATTACTAGCCAGTTTTGATAATTTTGATCAAGAGATCAACGGATTGATGATAAAAAGCGAAAATTGGCAGGCACTAAACCTTATAAAGGACAAATATGAAGGGAAAATAAAATGTATCTATATCGATCCACCATATAACACAGGCAGTGATGATTTTATTTATAAAGATAATTACAGGCACTCAAGTTGGCTTAGTTTATTAGAGAATCGTTTAAACATAGCTCAGTCTATGTTGGCGGAATCAGGACTCGGTGCAATACAAGTAAATGATATCGAGAATTGGAGACTTCGTGGACTAATAGAGCGTGTATTTGGCCCTGATTCATACTTGGTTACAATAACATCAAAATGTTCAACTGTATCGAGCTTTAGGACCATTAACTTAGGGCCAGTGGATATTACTGACCAAATTATACTTTTTGCCAATAATAGAAATAAGTTAGCTTATAATCAACAATATGTCATAAAAAAAGAGGTAGATTTAGCTCATTTTTCCCGCTTTGTAGAGGATAAATCGTGTGATCCCAAAGAGTGGAAATTCAAACCGATTAAGCTTCAAGTTCTTCAGAATATGGGATTTAATGGATCGAACACAAGAGAGGGTGCAAGATATGCCAAGGAAAAATATGGTGAATTTGCTGAATCAATTATTTTAAGAAATTGCGAAAAATTTGCAGTTGAAAATGCAGATAGGGTATTTGAAACAAAAACCTTGCAGAAACCATCTCCTTGGATACGGCCATTGATTCAACAATCTAAACAGTCTGATAGCATAATTGCTCTAAATAGAGAAAATAGAGATACGATTTACCTTTATCGTGGAAGACAAATTTACTTTTTAAGCAACAATATCCAAGTAATCAATGGTGAAAAAGCATTAGTAGAGCCCATTTCTAATTTATGGGATGATATAGATACAAATAATTTAAGGCATGAAGGAGATGTAGAATTCGATAATGGCAAGAAGCCTCTCAAACTTATAGAGAGAATTGTTTCTATGACCGATCAAGTAAGAGAAGATTTTGTCATTGACTTTTTTGCGGGTTCTGGATCAACTGGTCAGGCTGTTATCAATCTAAATTCCAAAGATAAACTTAATAGAAAATATATACTAATAGAAATTGAAGATTATTTTGATAAAATAGTTAAAACCCGTATCGAAAAAGCGATATATGCAAAGAATTGGAGAGACGGAACACCGCAAGATGAAGAAGGATCATCTCATATTTTCAAATATATGTATCTAGAACAATACGAAGATACCCTTAATAATATTGAGATCCTCGATTCAGGTACAGTGCAGAGGACACTTGAAGAACTGGACAGCTACTTCCTCCGTTACATGCTCGAATTTGAGACTAGGGATAGCCCCTGTCGCTTGAATGTTGATAAGCTCAATCATCCATTTGATTACACTCTCAAAGTTACTCATAACAACGAGATGCGTGATGAGAAAGTTGATCTTGTGGAAACTTTTAATTATCTCCTCGGGCTGCATATAATTAGAATCAAAGCCTTCCATAATAACGGAGGCTATTATAGGGTTGTCAACGGCAAGAAGGCCGAGGATACTGTAACCATCATCTGGCGTTCAACGGATGGCTTGGATCTTAAAGCTGATAAGGAATTCATCGAAGACCGTATCTTAAAAGAGTTCAAGGCGAATAAGGTCTATGTCAATAGTGACTGCTTTGTCGAAGGAGTCATCCCAATAGAGCCCGAATTCAAACGGCTTATGGGGGCATAGGTCATGCCTAAGAGACGCTCATCTCGGACCTCAAAGCAAAGAAAGGTGAATCCCTTAAACGATAAGCTGATCCTTAATGCCTTTTTCAACCGGCTCTTTGGCGGAAATGGCTTCAAAGATCTCCAGCAACTCCTTAATGATTCCAAAGAGGGCTTTGATGAGGAAGGCCATAGCTATGTCTTCTATAGCCTAATAGCCCAAAAGGGGCTTGCTTTATCAATCGATAAGCTGGAGCAATACGATAATAACATTAAGGAATATGTCGAGCATATCAACCAGGGGCGGGAGAATCCAGTTGTTCTCAAGTATTTCCAATATTTAGCGGTCCTTTATGCAGAGATATTCCTTGATAAGTACTTCGAAAATCCGATAAGCCTTCTCAATGAACTTGATGATTATGCGATAGGTTTGGATAACAATGATATCTTCTTTGCAAGGGATGACCTAACGAAGCTTGCTTTCTGGATGGCCACAGGCAGCGGAAAGACGCTGCTGCTGCATATCAACTACCTGCAATTCATGCGATATAACCAGGGGCCAAATCAGATTAAGCTCGATAACATCCTTCTCATAACTCCTAATCAGGGCCTATCCAGCCAGCATGTCAACGAGATGCAACAGAGCGGGATACCATGTGCCCTTTTCGACAACTCTGGCCAGGGTTATTTCTCAAGCATGGTGGAGCCAAATCAGGTGCAGGTAATCGATATTCATAAGTTCACTGAGGAGAAAAAAGGTCAGGGAGTAACTGTAGCAGTGGAATACTTCGGAAAGAAGAACCTTCTCTTTGTAGATGAGGGCCATAAAGGGAGCGGTGGAGAGAAATGGAGGGATTTCCGCAAATTGCTTGCGGATGAGGGATTCGCATTTGAATACAGTGCCACCTTTGGACAGGCTGTGGCAGCGGCCACCAAGGACTCATCGGCTCTTGTAGAGGAATATGGAAAAGCGATTCTCTTCGATTACTCCTACAAGTATTTCTACAAAGATGGCTACGGCAAGGATTATCGCATCCTGAACCTCAAGGAGCACGTCACCGATACCAGCCAGGACATACTAATGCTGGCAAACCTGGTGTCCTTCTATGAGCAGATTTTAGTATTCGAAGAGAATAACGAGCTAATCAAGGAATACAATATCGAGAAGCCCTTATGGATCTTCGTGGGAAGTAAAGTAAAGGGCCAAAAGGAGCAATCCGATATCCTCACTATAGTTCGCTTCCTCTCCCTGGCCCTTAAGAATGAGGATAATTGGGCAATCAACAGCATTCGGAGAATCCTAGATGGCAAATCGGGATTGATAGATGATAAGGACAGAGACATCTATTCCCCAACCTATCCAGATACCAAGCTCAAGTACATCCGAGAAAAGGGCCTTACGCCGGAAGAGATCTACAAAGGATTGCTCATCAAGGTCTTCAATGTGCCAATTTCCGCTCCATTGCATCTTGTGAACATCAAGAAGGCAGATGGAGAGATAGCTCTTCGGGCTGGTGCCTCGGAATTTTTCGGAGTCATAAACATAGGAGATAAGGCTGAGTTTCTCAAGCTTGTAAATAATAAAGAGCCGGGCATCCCTGCTGAGCCGGATGAACTCAGCAACTCTCTTTTTGACTCCATTAATAATGCAAAATCAAAGACAAATATCCTCATTGGTGCTAAGAAGTTTATTGAAGGCTGGAATTCCTGGAGAGTATCCAATATGGGCCTCTTGAATATCGGAAAGAAGGAAGGCTCACAGATTATCCAGCTTTTTGGCAGAGGAGTGAGACTGAGGGGCAAAGATTTCTCGCTAAAGCGAAGCAGTGCCCTGGAGATTGCCTCGCCAAAACACCTCGGAATCCTTGAGACTCTAAGTATTTTCGGCATTAAGGCTAATTACATGGATCAATTCCGGGAATACCTCGAAGAGGAAGTAGGTCCCATAGACACTTTCATCGAAATACCCGTTCCTATCAAGGTCAACCAGGATTATTTGAAGGAAGGATTGCTGGTAACTTATATCGATAAGGAGCGTTTCAAAAAGGAGCAATTCTTCCATCTAGTCGCAGATAATGGGATAAAGGCAAAGGTGGACCTTACTCCTAAGGTGGAAATCATAGCAAGCGGGCATGAAGCCTTAGAGGTCGATGCATCCGACAATCCTCCTCGGACAATTGATGATAAGTACCTTCAGATATTGGATTGGCAGAAGATCTATTTTGCTTTGCTCGACTACAGGCGGCACAAGGGCTGGAGTAATCTCATATTCGATAAGGAAAGGCTGAAGGAGATAGTCGAAAGACAGCTCTATGAGCTGCATTGCCCTGAGACCTATATCATCCCACAAAGGTTCGAGGACCTAGGCCGTCTGGCGGAAATCGTGGAGATGATATTGAAGAAGTTTATCCAAGCCTACTATGACCGCAATAAGAACAATTGGATTCAGGATAATTTGGATGTAAAGCCTTTAGATGGCAATCATGGTAACCTTGATTTTGGAGGGTACCTCGTAAATGTTAAGGAGACTGATTCATTTGCTCTCTCCGAGGTGCAAGCCATAGCTAGGTCGGGCACAAGGGAAGTAGTGTGGAAAGGTGCTCCTGGATGCATTACCAATGTATCATTTGACAGGCATTTATATCAGCCGCTATTGGCGAAACAAAATATCAATTCAAGCCAATTAAGCATTCAGCCACAGGGATTGAATGAGGGAGAAAAGCGATTCGTATGGGACCTTAAAAGATATCTTGAATTGAATTCAGATGTCTTTAGGGATAAAAAGGTCTTTTTGCTAAGGAATCTTCCCAGAAGAGGAATAGGATTCTTTGAGACGTCCTATTTCTATCCCGATTTCATTATTTGGGTAAAGACTGGAGAGAGACAAAATATCATCTTTGTAGATCCAAAGGGCTTGGTCTTAAGCTATTTGGATCTCTATAATGAAAAGATTGGACTCCACCAACGAATCAAGGAGTTAGAAAAAAATATTTCAGAAAAGAATAAAGGTATGAGATTGGCTTTTGACTCATTCATTGTCTCAGTATCAAGTCGCGACATTGTTTCGAGATCCGTGAGGAATTGTCCGGGAATAGTATTTCAGGAAGATAAGGATTACATTGAGAAGATAATAAAGGAATCACTGGATAGCTAAATGGAACAAGATCTCAGGCTTGGATAGGGAATTATACTTCGGAGAAAAAATAGGGCCGAAATTAGGCGTTTTAAAAAATAATATATATTGCAGAATTTTAATCAGATGCAGGATGTCGCATTAGCTAAGTCGTTGACGGGAGATAACGTATCCAATTTTTTGCCTTCGTCACCTAAAAAGCGCCATCAACCTCAGTCTAATTCTAGACAATGCCTTTGGAAGTTGTGCAAATTATCCTCCGTCAACCCCTAAGCCCAAATAAAAAATACAGAAAAGATGTACTAGCTAATATGTTAACTCGTAGAATGTTAATCTACGTATTCCCATATAGCTGGTGTCACCATGATTATTTGCGCATTTTAGAGCGTAATAACGATATGGTGTTATTGGTGATGTTACTGCTATTTCATAGAATAGAGCACCATCATAAGCCTGGGTATGTCGTGTCATCGAAGCAGGAGACTTCTCGATAGTCGTCCACCCGGTATCTGTTGCGTATGTGAGATTTGAAAAGCTACTGGAGCTATTAGAGCCCTGAAGAGTAAAACCGTTTACTCCGCGTGTTGTATTGTATCCGGCATTGTGATAGTTGCAATAGACTATCTTTCCAATTACCTTTGCAGAACCCAAATCCACATGAAATCGTTGGCTCGTTGGATTTCCGACATTGCTCATCCAGCAGTAAGGATATGCGTCTCCAGATAGCGGTTGGCTTGGATCTAAAGCTTTATGTGGCTCCATTTCAAATGTGTTTGTAGTGGCCTTAACGTAAGTACTGTTATATGCTGGGGGATAGACCGCCTGATAACTCATTGCTATTAGAGGTATTCGCCTTAATATTCGCATACTCATTTCTCCAATACAAACACAAGGGATACTGTCAGGAAGGTTGAATCGCCGGACCCGCCCTGGGTAGTCCTCAGCTCAATCGAATCGCCCAGGTTGATCGAATTATAGCTGCCATTAATTCCGTATGCAGTATGCGTCCAACTGGTGCTAACTGGCAACCCAGTGCTGCTATTGTCCGTCCCTACTGGGTTTCCGTTAATGGATGCCGTGACCCTGGGAGCGGTGCCGCTATCGGCTGACAATGCCCGATGGCTGATTCGCACGAGGCGGGCAGGTGGACCTTGCCATATTGAAAAGGACTTCTGGAATGTTTGGATCAGGCTGTTGTTTGCGGATGATGCATAAGACCCTGGGATCAAGTAGTCTATGCTGCAAACCATTTCCGATGTGCCCACAAAAAGCGCATTGATATTCCCGCTCATCGGCATTCCAGCAAATACCAGCTGGTTGGATGTAATCGACGTGACTACGCCGTATCCCCATCCACCAGCGGTTGTCCAATATTTGATTGGCATGCCCGCAGCTATGTGTTCTGTTCTATCCAAGTTCATTGATATGGTGCTGGGACCAGCCGGAGTGGGATTGTATCCTACTTCTGCAATCCATCTAGATTTCCATTTCTCAAGTCCAGCTCCAGTGCATTCCCAAGCGTAAACAGGGATGTTCACATCGAATGCACCTGGGGTCAGGGCATAACACCCGATCAAAACAACTGTCCCGCCATTCGTACCCGAAATCAAATATGTGTCCGGACTTCCTGCGATCAGTTCGCAGTTATATAGATACACAACAGCGGAAATAGTCTCATCGAACTCTTTCAGGAGAATAGCGGCACCAGGCGTTCCAGAGTGAGTATATGCATGGAACGTACAATTATGTGCCTCGACTACCGCGGAGCCAAACACTTTCAGAGCCTGGAAACCATCGAAGGTGCAATCTCTAAATTTGACCTGATCATAGCTTCCATCTTGTATATACCCACCGCCATCGATGTAGGTCACATACTGTGAGGTCTTATTTGCAGTGAACCTGCACCCCACGATATCGATGTTTCGACTGCAATGTACCTGTAGTCCGTAGGAATGGACGACAGCTCCAGTTATGTCCATGGTGCAACCGGAAACGACGCATCCATTGATGCACCAGATAGTGATTCCAGCGCGTTTGCAGGTTACTCCGGTAATGGATATATTATCATATTCGCGCGTAGCGTAATCAGTGTTACCCAGTACCTCCAATCCTATGCTGCCATCGTAGATGACAGAATTAGATATGGAAACATCAGCCGTAGTATCCAAGCATATTGCAGATTTATAGCAATTCTTCGCATATATTCCAGAGATTATAATTCCTTTCGCTGGTCCGCTGCCATTATTTCCAAGATAAGCCCCAAACCCGAAGGAATCTTTCAGCTCGACATTCAATATTTTCTCGTTGGTTCGAACGCTTCCAGAGAGGTATAGGCCCGGCCCATCTATAGCTGAGACTATCTCCTGATTAGCTCGATTCCCATCCAACGTCAAATTCGCCAGAGTGAAGGACGTAAATCCATTATTCATATCGCCGGTAGTTCGATTCAGGATCAGAACTGCCAGGTGGCCGGAATAGTGCTGGTTATTAGCCATTTTCAGGACTGTTACACCAGGACCGGCCCCGACCACATAGCAGTTCTTGCCCTCCATGGCCGGGCCAAAAGCATAGTAAATGGGGTTGGTCGTGCTATTATTTGATAGGTAGAAGAGCTTGTTAGCTTTAAGGATGTAGGTTCCTGGACCTATGCCTATGCTTCCATTATTCGGGCATGCCTGAACCGCTGCATCGAATATGTCAGTATCATCAGTGCCCGCCACACCATTATCGATAACGGTGCCGTTCGGAGTTACGGCTTTTATTGTTCCACTATCGAGATATATTAGCACATTATAAATAGCGGGCGCTCCACCGCTCCCAGCTGCCCCTCTTTCGGCGAAAAGACTCCAGTATGAATTAGAGGTGACTGGATAGGCAGGAGGAGGATTCCCCACAGTCGCCTGAAGGCAATAGAAAGCACGGCCCTCATAAATCACGCCGTCATTTGCACTGTATTGAGTGGCGGCGCTATAGGCTCCTCTCCAGGACATTGTGCCCCCAGGTGCCCCAGGAGTGCCCGGTTCGCCTGGTGCGCCCGGCGTGCCTACGGCCAATAGATCAAAAGCGGATTGCCAGCTGGCTCCTATACCCGGTTCATGCGCACTATCCGCAACGTGAGCTAATTTGCATAGATATGTCACCCCGTTATGATATGACAATTCACCTGGTGCGAAAATCTGCCCTGCTGCCCACTGATAGGGTTCGTGCTTGCTCAGAAGGAGCCCTTCGTTTCGCAGATAATACTTCTGACGCATAATAACCTCTCAATACCAGTAGCGGTCGTTAAAATCGACTTCAAGAAATTTGAGCTTATAACCAGCCGTGCACTCTACCCGGATCTTCCCGCTTTCGCCAGGATCTAACCACGGCAGCATCTTAGTTGCTAGATATCGTTTCACTTTTGCAGTTAATTCTGATAAAACGACGGTGCAACTATTCCCGGCCTTCAGACCCAATGCAACGTGCCCCTCACCCTCTAGGCCGGGGATTTCGATTCGATTGAATCCGATCACAATATCATCATGATCGACTGGCTGCATGTCGGATAGGGAGGTCTCCCTGGCAACCCACACTGCTGGCTGATCGCCGGTCAGACTGTTCACGTAAAACTCTATGACCGCGCTTCCAGGTTCCCCTGAAATGGGTAGTGGGCCGTAAAAGGGTATCATTATGTATTCGTTATTCCAGAGCGTCAGAAGCCCCGACGTGTATATGACACCGCCTGAATATTTGCTATGAAAATCCAGTACGATATCAGACCACAGCCGGTCAAAGGTCGTATGATAGCGGTGGACTACATCTCTTTTCCTCCACCCTACCTCAAAGATGTCGCCCCGGAGCATCTTGTCACAAAGCTTTATTTCTCTGTCATGCTCTGCGGTGCTGGTGTTTGGCGTGATCCTGCAGGATAAATTCTCTACATAACTGCCTGCTGAGATATCGCCGGATGCCTGCATGTAAGTCATTGGGGCGCGTTCGTGGCCGTTGTTGCTGATCAGCTCTGAGACGGCGGGCAAGCTGACATTAGTTGAGTAGGGTATGCCCTTATCAGGCCCGCAAAGCCAAGATTCCCTGCACAAGATCTCAGCTTCGGCCTCATAAAACAGTTTTCCGCTGCCCCACAATCTTGGTGAGGTCATCATGGCCTTAGCTGCAGCGATCAGCCCGAACCTTTGAGCATCGAAAGGATAGAATTCCGAATCCTCGGGCGCGGTGTTTACTTCGTTTAGAAAAGCTTCTATCTCTTCTCTATCGGTGGAACGCACCCGGAGCCTGTACTTCTTGGGCTCTCGTCCCTTGTGTCTGATATCGGCATAGTTGCGACCAGGGACTAGGATTTCTTCAACTCCCACGCCGCCCCCCGATGGCTCGATGCCATTGGATGCATAAACCAGATCCGTAATATCAAAACCATGGATAGCACAGTATGGTTTTACATGTGTTGTCATGATCGCTCAATACTCCGAATAATATTCTGGTCGAATTCAGCGAGCCTTGACTCAAGTCGTGCTGTCTTCTCTTTATCCTTCTCCAGTTCTTCATCGATATCAAAGACATCAGAGAGCAAGATTCGATCCCCGGTCACACGCGCCCGAATATCCTTCTCATCCCGGAGTTTCCCGCCGCCGCCCTGAACTATTTCAGCCAAGCTTCTCGTTTTGTATTCTTCTGTAATTTTATTTCGCCGACTCATGATTATGTCAGCCAACTTGGCAGCTGGCGTGAGATCATTAATTATGCCTTCAAGATACATAAAAATCAACCCCTCAAGCAGGTGGCAGAGTTCTCTTCCAGCTTCGGATAGTAACCGTCACATCAGCCGTCGGATGTGCAGAGCAATCCGCCCCCTCCCAATCTCCCTTCTTTTTCAAAAAGAGAGTCAATTCGGATTGCGAGCCATAGTACACATATCGAGTGATATCGAGGTTCTGAATAGTATCGCCAAGCAAATAGTTAGTGGGCTGGCAGAATATATTAGCCAAACCATTCACAAAAATCTTTACATACATCGGTTCGGGCGGAACGTCTGCTGTTATTGTTATATCTGCGGTCACCCTGTGACTCCAATCGGCGACATAAACAGCTTCTGGTATGGTAAATCTCGCCAGACCTCCAGTGCACCAATCATGGCCGGAGTCCCCCAACTGAATGCTACCCGTAATTGTTATAGCTTTCCCATATTCAACAATGTATTCATCGAGGTAAACTTGTCCAAGCGAAGACTTGGAATGAAACGCATCCACGATGTCGTCCTTTCGGTTGCCAATCTCCAGCTCCATTCGACCATCTGAGTCCAGCAAAATGCTGGAGACCTGCAGAATTCTAGTAGGTTCTCCAACCAATCTCAGATTTATCATATCATTGACTTTGGGCCTATACATCCATTCGCTGGTTGGTATTAAAGTGAAAACTTCATTAGATTGTATTTTCGTGTATTCAGCATCCACCGTCGGCTTCAAAATGCCCATAGTGTCTATGAATCCGTTCTCGATGTCCATAACATCTTCATACCAAATACCTTTCCAACTGTGATCGGATGGTGCATACATATGGCGCACGTCCCTGCTGCCAACGCCCCGGCCAATCAATACCGACGGGATGGGATCATTATTTACGGATTGGCTAATTTCTTCAATCAAGTCTTCAGGGAGCAAGAACTCACTATCAACAGGATCTTTCAGTACATCCAGGTATGTGTGTTCCCGATCTCTTCTGTATCTTGGCTGTAGCTGGTGATACTCAGCCAGATCTATCAGTATATCCAAAATCCTGTCATAAGATGTCTGGAAATTGCCTGTAAGAATCGTATCGGGTTGGTCTAATTGTCCTAATCTTACCCCGGTATCATATGCATTTTCTGCGAATAATGGCAAAGACGGACCGAAACCGATATTATGATCAGAATCGTTTATTTTGACATATAAATCCGTAGCGTCCGAATACCTGCCTATGGTTGTAGTGTTTACAAATTCATCCCAGTTATATACTCTAGGGAGAAGCAGTCCAAGAGAATAGATATTTGCAGAGCCAATTCGACTATTTAGGCCGAGTCCGGGCAACTTATATATCCAACTACCTAGGGCTACCCAATCATAATGAGGCGTGCCTGACGTTATAACATTGCCATAATAATGTATAAGGGAGTTAGCCATGAAAAGCAACCCGACATTTCTAGTGACCCCATAAGCATCGACGGTCTGGTTCGGCACATCGCTTTTTAAAGCATGTATTAAACGCCTCTGGGACGGCACATAAGAATATCGTCCGGTAAATCTTCTGAGAAGAAGATCTTCTTCACCTTTGCATAGCAGTTCTCTGGTTTTTATATTCTTTATCCGTGGCTGCTGGATATAACCGCGAAATAGAACTCTGCGTCCCTCTGAAGCGATAACATGAGCGTACCTGGTGATGGGAACTTTCCGACTGCATTTTATAGTAAGCTCTGCTGCTCGATGCGCATCCCTATACTCTTTCAACTCCCAGCTATCTGCATCAATTTCGATAGGTTCGCTTCCCACGTTTGTTATTAAAATTTCCATTATCAGGCCCCGTAATCCATATATTCGAAAATATGAACTATTCTTGTATATGCATATAATTATTAAAATTATAATACTAGGTTTTATATTAGCAGCATCAGTACATAGTGAAACTTGGAATTTGCCACCGTGTAACAACACCAGCCAAATTATATTGTTGCAGGAGTTGGCGGATATGTACTATTTCAAGTATAAATGGAAAGAGGATGTTTTCGATTGTGTAGATCTTAGTGCCGCTAATTGGCGATTCCTGAAAGCTCGCGGTTATGATCCAAAGATTGCTATACGTTTTTATGCCTATGTTGATGGATATCGGTATAGCCATTGTTATGTAGTGGTGCCGGTGGAGGATGGTTGGATCGGTTTGGACACCCAGGGTGTGAACCTCACCGAAAGAATAGGTAAGGTGATCACTGAGCTGGAGATGTGGAAGCTCTGCGATACACCTGAAGAAGTCTTCGCTATGGATCGCCGCGGTCCGCCAGTGATCAGCGGCGAGGATGCCATCCAGCCTAAAGGTGCTTAGCAGCTGCCGATATCTTGGATGTTATCTCCTGCATCAGCTCCCTATTTCTTTTGGCTAATACTGCATCCAGTGAGGCGGTATCCCCGCCGCCGTAAACGGTTATAGGGCTGTTGATGGTGATATTTGTGCCCCCTCTCATCTTCTCAAGCGCCGCCTCAAACCTGGCAGCCCCTACGACATACTCACCACCAGGCCGGTCGCCGACAATAGCCAGGGTGGGAGATGCTATGTAACCCTCGTTGGCGAAAGACTGGAAAATGGGTGGTAACTGATAGTTCGATGGGGACGATATTGCGCCCTTTCCAGGCCCGGCCCATCCAGATGTCGGGCCGATGTAGGACTCATAGAAAAGCCCCGGTGTGGATTCTTGCCAGCGGGCAAAATCGGACAGGACGCAACCGGCCATGTCGGTCATCGCTTCAGCCGTATATCTCACGCCGTTTGATGCAGCATATACCTGGGTGGAGGCGTATGCCGTTGCAGTAGCGTAGGCATTAGCTGAATTAGCGGCTGTATTTTGCGCGCTGATGAAATTTGTTATGGCATTTCGACCCAGCTTCAGAGCACCATTATATGTGCCTAGACTGCCAGTAGTGGCTAGTGTGGTGCCTGACATTTCTTCAGTATTCGCGGCTGCATCCCTGAAGACAGCTGGAAGCTGATAACCCCTGGCAGCGGTTGGACCGATATATGATTCTTTAAAAAGCCCCGGCATGGATTCCTGCCAACGAGCAAAATCAGACAGGACGCAGCCCGACATATAGTCTAAAGTTTCCTGCGTGTATTGAATGCCTCGGGATGCCTGGAAGGTTGTGTCTGCATAGAAGTTTGTTGCGGACACAGCACGGGTTTGGGCCTGGGATAAGTCGTATGCAGCGATACCACAAGTATTTGCTGCATCACCTAAATAATCAAGTTCGTCGGCTGTGGCGCTAGTAACATCTGCCACCTTAGTGTAATATTTAGGTGAACCGCCCCAAGCGGATAAATCCGAGACGTTTAAGAGCGATTTGTATATATCCATAGCACTGCGCGTCTCGATTATAGCCGAACTCTTGCTACCACTAGTAGCAGCCGTAGTGCTGCCAACGCCCGTTCCGCTAGAATAACCGACCCGCCCGAGAGCATAGATGCTGGGTATCGCCGAACGTATAGCATTGGCAGCGCTGATCAGGGCGTTGCCAGTCTCTCCAGATGAATATCCGATCCGCCCTAGAGCGTAGATGCTAGGTATGGCCGAACGTATGGCATTGGCCGCGCTGGTCAGGGCACTGCCAGCCACCAATCCACCCTCTTCTGTGGCTTTCCCGCCTATCTGTCCACCCGTCAATATTGAAGAAGCTGCTAAATGGCCATCCAAACCTATCTTGTAGCCAGCCGATACTATTTCCCGCGACGTGTTGATGCCCGCCGTGTTCAATCGCACAGAAGTGTCTTCTCCATAGCGTTTGAACTTCATGCCGGTGTCTAATACTGGCTGAGAAAGCTTTTTGCCTGTCTCCTCTGCCTGTCTCTGCTGGAGCCTCCAGACTTCGGCCTGTCCGGATTTGCCCATCAGATCCAGATAGGTAGCTTCGTTCGCTAGGGAGGCGATATTGATCTCATCGAGAAGAGCTTTGATAACCGCTCTAGCATCAGAACCCGTGATAGGACCGGCTACCCGCTGTCCACCAATCCAGAGCGATGCTTGATCTTGACCATAATGCTTTGATGATTGATATCTCAGACCAACGCTGGTTCCGTCTATAGTGGTGACATATTCACCGGACCCCCTTCCAAATATGCCTCCATATTCATGCTTCGAAGAGGTCTGTTTATTTATGACCGCCAATGCCCCTTCGGGAGACAAGCCAAAGGCCGTCATATAACCAGCCAGGGTAGGATCGTATCCTGCATCCACCAGACCTTTCTTGATAGCGTCGAATCCCGCCGTTGCCCCCTTAGATACAGCGGATTCAACAGTGCTGGCTACGCTGGCTTGTGCGCTATTGGCCCCATCGACTAGACCGTCTTTCATGGCGTTCTCGGTCTTCCATCCGAGTTCTTCTGCCGCCGTATCATATACCCGGCTGAAGAAGCCTGTAACCTGCCCAATGGAACTTTCTGCTTTATCGATCAGGTCACCTATTCCAAGGGCTGAAGCAGCTTTATCTCCGAGCCTTCCAAAGGCGCTTATAGCTCCAGATATGGCCGTTGGGATGGCATTTGACAGGCCATCTACGATCTTGTTTTTCGCTTCGCTGAATGTCGTGCCGATACCAGATAGCTTCTCCTTGAAGCTATTGACATACCCCTCAGCAGTCTTGAAAAGCGATGAGCTGGTGACTACATCACGTAGCTCTTTCTTGAAGGCTCCGACAAATGCCCCGCCGATACGGAACGCCTCATTAACACCTTTCGCCCCGGCCACCAGGGTATCCAGGGAGATGTTTGCCAGATCTCCAAATCTGTCCACCACCTCGCCCACAGCATCTCGAACTGGTCCGGTAACCGTGAGAAGCGGCTCCCAAAGGTTCTCTCCTATGGTGCGGATCTTATTGAGCCCCGCAGCCAGGCCGGATATAACCGGCGTGAAGGCGTCCAGTATCGGGCCGCCTATATCCTGTAATATGGCACCTACCGAATTCCGAAGGATCTTTAGTTGTGCTCTTGCATTGTCCGCTCCGGAGGCGAAGCTTTCGCCTATGGATTCGCCCTTCTTACCGGCTTCCACCGTATCCTCTATGGCCTGCTTCCACTCCTGGGTGTGGCCGATCATCTTGACCAGGACGTCCATGCCATAGGCACCACCCAGGGCTTTGGCGGTGCTCATGAGCTTATCTGAAGGTAAATCTTCCAGGGCAGCGCCGATTCTGAGAATAGTGTCGGTTGGGTCCGTGGTCATCGAAGCCATGAACTCATCGACATTAACCCCCAGGAGCCTGGCTGCTACTGCAGCAGAATCCTCATTGGCCGTCAGCTGGTTCAGCAGCGCATCGAATGAACCTGCAGCACGTTCAGCAGAAGGAAATACCGACGCGAGCATCCCGCCCCACCCGGCGATCTCATAGGCACCGGCACCCAGGGAGGACAGAGACCCGCTTACCCTGGTCGAGAAGTCGAGAACATCCCGTTCGGTAGCATTGAAATTGTTGCCCACATAATCCACTGCAGAACCAAATTTGCGGGCAAAGTCTGCAGAGTCCGAAGCACCCTCAGGCAGGCTCTTAAGCTGTCCTTTTATCTTGCCGATAGCTACCGCTGCTTCTTCAGCAGGGATATCGAAGGCAGAACCCATTTCCAGGGCTACTTGTGTGAATCCAGCCAGGGCGGTCTTTTCTATTCCAAGAGAACCTGCAGCAGCCGCCACCGATTGAATACCTGCAACCGTTGTGGGCGATTGGGCGTACAGGTCTTTAAGCTCCTGGTTCAGTTTTTCGAAATCTTCGGTGCCCTTTTTAATGCCGGTGGTCTTGGAGATCTGAGCCATCCCGGCCTCCCACTCCATAGCCGCCGAAGTGGATGCTCCAGCAATGGCAGCCGCCCCGGCTATGGCCGCCCCTGCCAGTATGCCAGTAGGCCCTAGGGCTGTGGCTGCTGTAGATAGGGCGCTGCCAGCTGCCCCGAACGGAGCCGCTATGCCAGATACTAGATCGTCAGCCAAGCTGCGCCCAACGTCCTTCCAATTGCTCTTAGAAATGGCACCGGACAATCCTGTCCGGACCTGGGAGCTAACGCTGGTCTCTATCCCAGCTACAGCGGTTGTGGCCTGGGTTTTGGCCTGAGCCAGTTTGCCTTGAAGCGGAGAGATATCTCCATCGATAACTGCTGTTACCCTTCCGACTTCTACTGCCATTATTCGCTCCGCTAGATCTAACTAACAATAGAGAAAATTGTGTGATTTTATTCAGTGGTCAAGCGGTGGCCCGCCTTCACCACAGAGCCGCATCATGCGAATGTGGTACTCTAAATCCAACTCAGAGGATGTATTTACCACGGGCTCGTCTATGCGATAAAAATCTTTAAATTCTGTAAGTTCGCCTGCCCAAGCCATAGCGAACGCTGCACCAGAACAGTAACCAGCAAAAGCAGAAAGCTCGCGTTCCCTGTTTACTTCTAGCCTATGATGTTCCTGGAGAGCACGCAGTTCGTTGGGCGTAAGGTCAAGAAATTGATTAGGGAGTAGCCCTAATTGGATGTAGGCGAATCTGGCGGCTTCACTGAGTTCGTCGTCCCCGGTTGATTCTCTGCCAGCTTCTTCAGCCTCTCGATCTTTGCCAGGTCGTCTGCTAGCTCCAGCCGGGCAATTTCCAGCTTCGCGTTCGCCTTCTCGCGGTTGATCCGCCTGGTCTCCTCTTCCATGCGAATATCGGCTTCCCAATTCTCCAAGGAAGAAGGGTCGGCTGCCACCAGATATGCCTCATAGATCTTCAGTTGCAGAGTCTCAAGATCGCCGCCTTTCTCCAGGTATGCCTCGATAGCCCCCTTGGCTCCTTCGGGATTACCAATAACGGCCCCTACCGCGGCCTCCAGGATATCGGCCATTCTGATATATGCTGTCAGAACATGGCCGGTATGAGTGGTCATACCAGGCTGCAGAATATCCTGCCTCTTTAGGATGCTCTTTGCCCTGGATTCAAACTTCTGAATAGCATCCCATGTCCATCTGAATTTCCGAACCTCATCCATATCAACTATAATGTCCCTCATTTCAGCTCTCCGGATATATTTCGCCCCGGCCCTTGAAGGTCAGAGTCTCCTTCTGGGCATCGTTGGGGTTCGCCACCATATTCTCAATGCTGTTCAGAGCGCCTTTACCCACAAAGGAATACGCCGATCCGTCGGTGTTTATGCCGCCGTTCTCAGTGCCGATCTTCAGGCTGTCTGCTATGTTCTTCGTATCGGCGTTCAGAATCCTCACCTTGCTTGTTGGACCTCTCGTGCCGGAAATTATCTTATATCTACCGCCCAAAAATTTCACGGTCACTGTATCATAAGGTGCTCCAAGCGCCCTGATCCTAGATTGCATTTCGCTGGCTATCAAGGCACCACTATTTTTCCCACTAACCGTCAGAGTCACTAAGGAAGGGCTAGGTTCATCATCAAGCTGGATCTTGAAGCTATCATCGGTGCTTCCACTGATGTCGGTGGAAGGATTGAAATCCGACGTATGATAGCCTTGTCTATTAAATGCGTAGATCTTAGCGATCATCTCCTCGGATAACAGATTGGCATGATCTTCTATTGCATAGTAATAAGCCCCGGCGCTTAGCTCCCAGCCCAAAAAAGATGCCATCTTTGCGCCCCACCCCTTATCTTCGCACGTTGTGATATCGATCTCACTACCGTTTATGGTGAGTTTGGCATCATATAGATTGGCAATTTTTATGAAATCGTCTTCATCCCTGCGTTTACCCGAAGCCCTCACTAAATCAGTAGCACCCAGGGCGGTATCAACCGTTACGCGGCCTCTTAGGTAGTTGATTTGACATTGATCGGTTATGTCTATCCAGTCGCCCGATCCACCTACCTGTTTTTCAATTGTGATAGAATAGGCATCATCCCAATAGCGGTGTCCCCGTGGTGCCTGCCAGTGAATTTGGTCCCCGGAGTCCACCAGGGGTACATTGGTGAATGTGACTGAAGGATTTTCCGGATCGTCCCTATATAAGGAAGCACTTAATCCAGATATGGCTGAGGTAGTCATGAACCACCTCAGCTAATTACAGACAAGGGACCGTTGCCTTTTATTGTCCAATCAACTTTCTGAGCTGTGGACTGACCGGCCAATGTGAGTAGACCACCCAGAACTCTGCCAGCTCCCTGCCAACCAACGGGATTGGTTGTGGGTGTCCCCTCGCTCAGGATCTTGAAATAGAGCGTGGTATCATCTCCCAGCAAGGCGTTCATTAAAACCCCATAACCGTTCGTATCTGTGGTGATGAGGTTGTTCTTTGGTGTTATCTCCCACTGCTTCTTTCCGGCGATCTTGTCACCCCAACCACCAGAATCAGTGTGCGTGGCCTCGATTTCTTCCGCGTCGATCCTAAGCTGCAAATCTGTCAGCTCAGCAACTTTTTGATACGTTCCTTCCTGGGTTGCGCATACCCAGAGGGAACCCTTCATTCCACTCTTAGCATCTGTTGTCATACATATGCCTCCAAACAAGCTTCAAAGACTGAGAAAATACGAATAAAATAGAATTATGCAAATACCTGGAATTCGACTATGACTTTATGTCGTCCGTCTTCCATTTGGCCCATATAAAGAGGCCCAGACCTGGCAGCCCAAATGGCTTGACCGACAGCATCTGTGTTTGAAAACGTGCTCCAGATACCATTTGCCTTATTCCATGCCGATGCAAGATCCGAGTCTACTATATGGATCTGTACACCCGGTCTGCCATGCACCGAATCCGTGCTAACTATGGGATTTAATCCCCCGGTGGGTAAAACCGCTATCTGTGAAACAGGCATTGGCCTGATATACATAGCAAATATGTCCAAGCCAACCCCTGTGGCGTGCCCCGCAGCTACAATGGCATTGATCATATCCGTTACAACGTCGGTCATAAAACGCTCCTCACCCGTTGCTCAATTCTGCCTGGCAGCATAGGCAACCGCCAGTTAAAGGCGTTTTCAAGCCATTTGGCCTGACCCGTCGGATGATCCAGGGTCAGATCTTCATGCTGTCTGACTGTATAGGGCGCAGACGGTCCGCCGAATCCAATCTCTATAGTCTTGCCTTCTCGGACGACTGATCCAGTCCCCCTCATAGTCCCCGTATCGACCGGACAATTCTCCTGGGATAGGGGCAGGACGTCAGCCCGCGCCCATTCTTCAGCTCCGTTTAAGGCGTTCTCCTCAACCTGCCTGAGAATAGCATCCGCCCGCCAGACTACTTTAGGCATAAATCACCCTAGCATAGATCTCTGAAGGCTCTTCTATATCGTATTCTGTGCTAACGTCCAAGACCACAAGGATTTCTCCATCGAACTCCACTTTATCTCTGGCAGATACTGCAACAGATTTATCGAGATGTATCTGCAAGGAAGATACGAAGCTATCGCCGCCCTTTCTCTTAACTTCTATTTTGCGATGGCATACAGCGCACGGATAAGAAGCCCCATCCCCATATTGGTCCCCCCAACCATTATTGGATTGATAGGGATAGATGGTCACGGTTTGGGCCATCTCGTCCTTGAAGTCATCGATCAAAGACATTAAATATCACTTAAACATTATATTATTGAGTAATAATCCTATTGCAGCTATAGCCAGGATTGCCCACTCACGAACTGTAAGATATGCTATACTTTTTCCTTTGGAACTGTGAACAAATACACTGAGCGTCTTGATCTCTTGCTGGATGCCTTTCAACGATTCCTTGATATCGGGAAGGCTGGAGGCACAAACCTCCAGCGATGATACCTTCCCGTAGAGCTGGTTGATGTCTTCTTCATGGCGCTTGGAATCGGATTCAAGCACACATACCCTGGCATGAAGATCCACTGACAGATCACCTGGAATGGACTCAGATCTTAGCAGGAGTATCGGTCAGCTTCCGGAGAATACCGAAAACGGCACCGCATGCCATCAGGATGATAGATCCTTCCAGGCCGATATACCCCCCTATATAATCAGCCGCTGCAACCTCATCGACAAACTCTAACAGGCCGGTGACGAACACCAGCGTTGCAGCGATGTATGTTCTCCAACCTTTCAAACTCATTGCGTTTCACCTCTTATAATCGATCTCATCTATCCCGTAGCGGGAAGCCGTATCATTATGCATAATAAAAAAGTGTCCGGAGAATTTCACTCCGGATAGGTCTTGATGGCAGCCTGGTCCTTGGATAACCTCATGTATCCAGCCGCTTCCAGCGTGACCTTTGCGCTGTCGCTCAGGCCCTTTATGGCACTTCCTAGGACAGCCAGGTTCTTATTGACTTCCTCCACGATTTCATCCAGGGACTTGATGATATCGTGGTCGTCGTCTGGCAGGTACCCGGCCTGGATGTCGGTGGACTGGAGCTTATTGATCATCGTCTGAAGCTCCTCGATCTCGCCCTTGAGGTAGCTCATCATCCTGGCGTTCTTCTCAACAAACGATTCATATCCACCGACAATAACGGTGGACACAAATTTCACATCCGTGTTGATTCTCTCATCTACCATTTCGTTTGCCTCCTAAAATTTTTCATTTTCCGATCTCGAAGGATTTGGTTTCCTCTTCACCCTTGTTCAGTTCTCGGATGATAGCCAGCCTCAAGCCATCCGATTTGTTGAACTGTCTATACCACTCCTCCCGAGTGATCCGGCCACCACCGGCGGTGGCGATCAAAATCTGCTTTGGACCATAGGTCTCCACCAGGGCTTCATAGACCTCCTCGTCTATTTCCAGTTTGAGAATCCCACCGGACCTGGTCCTTTTCACGCTGCCTTCCTTCAGCAAGTCCATCACACTAATGCCAGGTGGCAGATGGGCCATGCCCGTGGGCCACTGCGATTCCGGACCCTCAAAAGGAACGCATTCAAGCCAGTCGATATCTCCCATAGCCTCACCTTTTTAATTTGCATCTGAATATAAAAATTTGATAGGATATTTGTCTTCGACTTTACCGCCCCGGTAAGTTCCATGGCTGAAATCTCGTTGCTGTATCTTGGCTTGCAGGACTTCGACCAGGGCTTGATAATGCCCCAGCAGGTCAGAATAGTTGATCTGTCGATCTCCTATCTTCTTGGAGACCTTATGTGCTCCCCTGGCAACCAGGGCTTCGGCACAAGCCAGGGAAGCGGCAAGGGTATCGCCCCCGGAAGCTGCTAAGGAATCATAAATCTCTTCATCGCTCAGTAGTGGCCGGTCAGGGTTTTTATCCTGGATCATTCGGCGCACTTCATTGATAGGAACGACGTATGAGATATCTAGACAATGAACCAGAACCGGCTTGCCTAAGTACGAATGAAGCTCTTCCCATTCGACATAGGCCCGGACAATATAGATGCCCTCATCAACCATCTCCCCTTCCTGGATTGTATGGACAATGTGCTCAGGAGTTGTATGAGCCACAGCATTCCATACCACATTGGAGGCGGATGGTGTTATCACACGCATCTCGATCTTGGTGGCATCTTCCAGGTCGTGCCCGGTATTCAGGATAATCTCATCGCCCACTGATCCCTTAAATATGATCACGAAAAATCGCCTCACTGGCAGCCCGAGGTATTATTCTAGAAATTATATCAGATCGGACGAATTCATGTCAGATCCAGATATATGATGATAAGCTGGTTGTTTGTCTCATCGGTGCCCGCCGCCTTCACCAGCTTTCCTGCACCGACGGTATATTCCGAAGTCCGGTTCTCCAAGGTCTTGATATCGGCCTTGGTGGACAGGGACAAGACCGCTACCAGCTCATCGCCCAGGGCAATGCCCGTAACGGTCACGTCGGTCGCAGCTGCCGTACCGTCCGCCAGCGTGGTTTTGAGGAAGCCGCCCGTCAGCTTATCCTTAGTTATGGAATTTTTTCGGACATTGCCACCATCTAGCCGTGACCATGTCCTCAAAAACCCTCTTGGATTCATTCCCATGGTCGCCCCTCAGTTGATGGCTACCTGCACAAAACCAGATGGATCGTGGATCTCAAAACCAACCCAGCCGCCGATCTCAGCGTAGCGGTTCTTGCCCTTCTGTCTGGGATAGTCCGCGTCCACATCGTAATCTTGGGCGATTACAATCTCACCGGCGTTCATGTGCTTTGCTACTACGTAAACCGTATTGGCGGGCATATAGTCGCAGGGAATGAGAAAGTCGGTGGACCCATCGGCCCGGCCAAATAATCCCGCGATCTCAGAGACATACGTCTCTCTGAACTCGTTCTTGGACCAGAGGTAGTTCAGAGATTCGGGCCGACCCAGAAGGTTGAGCGAGGATCTCGGGAACTCGGGATTGACCATGCCGGTTGCCAGCCTCAGATCCTCATAGGGGTCCATCTTTCCGTCTTGTTCAGAGCCATCCCAGGCTCCAGAATTATTCTCCTGGTTGCCCGAGGCACCAGAGGCCACTATGCTACCCCTGGGATTGGCCTGAGCAGCTCCGACGATGCCAGTGATGTTGTGATTGGCATCGCCATTGATGGCCGTATAATTCTCTCTTCTCTGGCATTCCAGCATAGCCACTCTGACATCCAGATCCCATCTGGTTGGATCAATGCTGATCTCCGCTTCATTCATTATGACGGCATCGGCGATCCACCAGATAGGATGGATGTCTTCCTTAGCGCCGGTCGTGATCTCATCCGGGATAGTGCCTCCAGCAGAGATCTGAGCCCGAGATATGCCATCTGGAGCGGCGGCCATATCCACCCTCCGGACCACATCCCGGCGGATGTTTGGATTGTTCAGAGTCCGGACGTATAGAGCGTTCCTGGCTATGTAGCCGTCGATGTTCACATTCTGGAATTCCTCAATGGACTTCCTCATGTTGGTAATGATCTCCATAGGGAGACCTGCACCCCAATTTAACTCCCCTACCATGATAAAACACCTCAGAGAATCTTAGCTTTGATCTGAGCAACCCGGTGCACAAGATCGTTATCTGCCACAGTCAGAGCTACCGTGGAAGGTTCCTGTAAGGTGATCACCGTTGCTGTCAGAGACTTGACCCTATTGAGCTGGGTGTCGCCGTCCACGTCCCTGAGCATGACATAATCCCCTTCGACCAGCCCCATAGTGGCGATAGCACCAGCAGCCATTGTGATCTGAGCATCGCCGATTGCTACGCCAGCCGCGGGAGTTGCCATGGAAGCCGCCAGGGTAACGCTCTCTGCGGCCTGAGCAACGGACGTTATAGTCTTGGTAGCTCCTGCCTGGTTGCCAGCCTCAGCCAGTACTCCCCAGGCACCCGAACCACCCGCACCACCCAAAGCGGCCACTTCAAGGAAGTCGCCCTTGATGATATTTGTGGCACCGAGTGCGATCGCCAGAGCATTGATCTCACCGCTGTTGGCGTAAGGCACATCATCGTACTGCTGATAGAATCCGTCGCTTCTCAGGACCACGTTATTGGCTGGCTGTACTGCGAACCCTAGAATCTCATCCGTGTCAGCTGCAGAGGCATATACGGCCTGATCCGTTCCATTGTTGATAATCGCAGCACCAAAAGCTATCCTGCCAGCTGCAGGGATAGAACTGAGCGGCCCGGTCTTGGGCGTGGTCACTTTTCTCAGAACCATCTCTATCTCCTCCTCATATTGAATTTCTTGTTCCTTTCCGCCTGCTTGGCAGCCAGGTTGAAGGTCTCAGGCTCTTCTGTCGTGGACTGTCCTTTTAGAACCCGAGACTGGAAGGAAGCGATCATCTCAGGATGGTTAGCTTCAAAAACGAGGTATCCCGTCTGTTTGCACTCCTGCCAGAGTTCATCCTCCTGTTCCAAGAATGCGGGCTTGAGCTTGGACAGGAACCTCTCCTTCTGTTCGGCCTCGATCCTGGCTTCCAGGGCGGCCTGGATATTCTTCTGTTCGCCCTCCAGAGCGGCGTTCTTCTGCTCCAGGGCATCGATTCTGTTTATCAAAGGCTCAATGGCCTCGTTAATCGCTGTCTGGATTTCTTCTATCTCCATAGTAGCTCCTCCTCCTGGAGCATATGACAATGATTTGCAGTCCTTACACTGCACGTTGAACCCGGCACCGTCTTTGGTGCTGACTACGCCTTGTTTCACAAATGAGTACTCATGGAAGACGTAAGGCCCGACTTCCTTCACATCATACTCCTTGACCTCCCCGGTCCTGGGATCTGTCCAAGTGCCCGGCTCATCGACCAGGTAGCATTCCCATCTGAGAGAGCCGTCATGAGGTTCGCTGGAAAGAAGAGCTTCTAGCTCTCTCTGGGTGAGATCGATCTCAAAGAATCGGGTTGTGGCAGCGGTTTTCCTACCTTCTGGCTTGTTTACGATATCAAACAGCTGTCCTACCCTCCGTGCCTCCGGCGTGACATCTTCGTGGTTCACAACGACGGGCAGGCCGTGCAGCCAGTGGCTGTACGGTGAGAACTCTTTATAATCCCGAAGAACTCGCAAACCCCACTGTTCATAAACACCTTCGATCAGCGGAACAGTGGGGATGTATAGAATCCCGTCTTTTCTCTTGACCTTCTGGCAGTCGAAAATGATAGTAGCGCTTCCCATGCCAGAGGCCCGTTTAGTCTGCTTCGTTCCTATTCCTTGCACCCCCTTTCCTGCTCCTGTTTCCTGGATTCCTTCAACACAACGACACAAAACGTGAACTTTGGGAGTATGTGACCCGGTTGAAGGGTAAACACCATCAGGTAGTTCCCGAGTCTCACCCGCCAATACCGAGCATTGGGGACACAACCGTTCGTCCCCGGTCACTATCCTATAGCCAGCGTATTTCTGAGGATCTAAGATGCCCCGGCCTACTGCGCCTTTGGTAGTCTCATAGAATCCCTGAGCAGCAGCCGTCACGGCTTCCTGGATGGCTATCGTCCGAGCCCTCTGGTTCAAAAGACGCTTAGCATACTTTGCAGATTTCTTCGCTATCTGGTCCTCGGAGAACTTGCCTTTCTTCCTCAGCCTATTCTCCAGGTTCGTTACTGCTATCGCCCGTCTGGGATCTAGCCCTACGATCTGCTTGATCATCCGGGCCTGCTTCTGATATGTGATCCCATCCCGATAACCAGCCAGTACGATCTCTTTCACCGCTTCTCTCTGGCTGTCGGTAATGGCAACGATTTCATCAGCCGCGTACTGTTCAATCCATTTCAGAGCGTTGGGATCGGTGAGCACAAAGCTAACTTCGATGCTGGTGGTGATGACCTCAGCCAGGTACTCAGCCGTTATGCCCGAGGCTGCCCAAAACCCGCCCTCCAGCAAGTCCGAAGGATCGTAATTGCCCCATGATAGGGCACCTACCACCATATCCGGCGCATTCCCGGCCATTAGTCGCCGTTCTACGTCGCTCCAGTCGGTGCTCTGGATCGTGTTCTTTACTGAGTCCAAGAACCTGGCTTCCAGCTCTCTGATCCTGGAGTCCTCTGCGCTACGTAGCGCCTTAATATGATCCATCGGCCTACACCGTCAGGTTGGAACGGCTCAAGACGTTGTCTTTGCCAAAAAGTAGGGCATGCTGAGCCGCGATTTCTTGCAGCTCCTCATCGTTCGGAATAGGCAGTCCTTCCAGTTCGCAGAAGGTCTGGATGGTCATAGCATGGGATCGGAAGTTCTCCAGGTTCCTCTTATGCTGCTTATCCTGGTCTTCCGGAGACCAATCCCACCAGGCAAACTCATCCACCAGCTCAAAACCGTTCCATTTCAGCCAGGTATTCCACAAGCTCTCAAAGGGTTTGCCCCAAAGCTCTCTCTCGCTGGATACGTGGATATCAATCAGGGCCTTAGCGCCGGAGTCCGAAGAACTGACCGCCTGCTCAACCCGCTTTATCACATTCCTCTTAAAAAAGAAATCACAGATTTCTTCCTTAAGGTATTGATCAGCATCCCAAGGGTTAAGCGGCATGTCGATCTTGGGATATTCGATCTTGGTTCCTGCCAGAGCGACTTTCTTGCTTTCATGAGACTGCCTTTCTGCCAGGTCGTCGCAATGGTCAATCAGATCTTGCATTTTAACCGGGATTTTGGCCTCGATCATAGCCACAACGTCCCTGGCATTGATCGAGGCTACTTCATCAGGCACGCCTACCCGGTGCTCAGCCAGCATGCCACAACGCCTAACCTCTTTCCAAGCCTCAATGGTTGGATTCAAGACCTTCATGAAGCTCAGGTCGTCCGGGATCGTCATGTCCTCGATATATATAATATTGTCAGGATCTAGCTCTCGTGGCAGGGCGTTATCCCCCGCCTGGAAGAATCGAGTAATGTCTTGGTTGATATCATATACAATGCCAGGCAGAATTTTGTCCGCGATGCAAGAGCTATAAGGCAAGTTGCCCGGAGCGGTTCCGAAGCTCTGAGCAGGCAGCAGCTGGATTTCGGCAAAATTCTGCCAGTTGCCCTCCTGGATGGTGGAGTATTCGGCTACCGCCTGCCTGAAGCTCCAGCCATCCAGCGCTGTGGCCCGGACCAGCCCCAGGGTTCCGTTGCGTCGGGATTTCCCGATTCTTCCTATTCTCTTCTCCTGGATACGGATCTGTTGCAGGGCCTTCTTGATATTGGCTTCCTGGGTGTCATCGGATGGATCGAGAGGCTTTAGGACATGATCAAACCCTGTGAAACACAACCTTGATAGACCTGATAGGGATTCCAGCACCACCGGGATAGAACGGTTGGCCGCTATGCGATCTGGAGAGACAACAACGCTCCGGTCCACATAGCCAAGCGAAAACCTCTGACGCATCACCGGAGAGCCTGACATGATGGGTGCTGCTGCTTGCTTTTTAGGGAAAAGCCGTTCCAAGAATTTCATCCAATCCACTCTATGAGAATTTTTGCTTCTGTACTACGTACCTGGCATACTCTATCGGATCTGTAGATTCCAAGAAACGTTCAAGCAATAGCCTGATCAGGCATAGCTCCGTAGCGATTCGTTGCTCCTGCATTTTCTCTTACCTGTTAATCGGGATGTCCCCCACCCAACATCAACCGTCCCGGAATCGACTACCGCGAAAAGCATCATGATCATATCGGCTTTATCCGGGCTCTTCAGGCCCCGCTTCCTCATATCCTCCTTAGACTCGATTATGATCTGACCACGGCTATTGGGTTTGTATTTAATATTCGATAACTGGAAAGCCAGCTCTTCATCATCATCCAGGTCAATATCATTAGCCTCAAACCGTTCCCTGAGCCCCCAATACCATTCTGCTCTGGCATTGGCGAAACGCTCAGTATTCTGAGCTGCCCGCCCGGCCTGCATATCAACTGCTGGCTTTTCCAGCTCTATCAGGCGATCATAGACGCCCGCGCCAACTCCAACACCATCTATCCTAACTTCCGAGGAGCCTGTGTCTTGCAGAGTTTGGACTATCCGGCCCGTTGTGGTCATCGTATCTTCCTGAGAAGTCACTTTCAGGATTCTAGCCACAGATCCACGACGTTGGCCGATCACCGTGTCATCTGATCCATACCTGGCAATATCTGCAGCCAGGATGTTGGGCTCTCCGGGCTCCAGTTGAAGCCGTTGTGCCCGTTCGATCCAAGATAATGGTATCAATGAGTCGGTGGAGTTCGCCGGGAATTGGCCCAATACTCTCGATATCCAGAGGGGAGAGTCTTCGCCCCATTTCTCCCACCGCTCGGCAACCCACCCCGGATCAACTAGGTAAGGTGCCGGTAAAGGCCCGGTGATCTTCTCTTTCCATTCACCTGAGCGGATGTCATCCAGGGTTATGCCGAAATGGGTGAAGTTCGGAGTGTCGAAAGCGGATATATGGATCTTGATAACGCCCGGCCTTCTAAACATCTCATAGAATTCGCCGCTGCTTTCGGTGGGATTACCAATAGCCAGCCTATGCGAATTCTCAGAGGTGGTTATGCCATCGATTCCCACCCAAATCTCAGGATCTATTCCCGCCGCTTCGTCGGCCACAACCAGTACATGGCCGCTCGATGAATGCGCCCCCTGGAAGCGGTTAGCATCGTTTGTGCTCCGACCTGTGGCAAACCAGTTAGGCCGAAGCTCCAAGCGTACATCCAAGGGCTTGCCGCCCAATGGTTGCCTGGATGAAGCATGAGCTTGCTTAATCTCCTGCCAGATGATGTCTTTCACCTGAGGGAAGGTTGGGGCAGTTGTTACCACCCTGGAATATTGGAAGCAATATAGGAACCACAAGACCGCCCTGGCAGAAATCCAGCTCTTACCCGCTGCGTGGCAAGAAGCAACAGCAACGTCTTTTCCTTTCTTTATCGCCCTCAGGATTTCTTTTTGTTTTTCCCAGGGCGAATTCCCGAGGATATGCTCAACAAAAAATACTGGATCTTCGCGGCACCGATCAGCTATCCTCGTTGCCTGCTCTCTTGTCAGCAAGCTCTATCAGCTCCAAGAAGCTTCCAACTACCTTGGATCTGGGATCATCACCGGACAACTCCAATTCAGCTTTAAGGGCCTTAGCAGCCATCTCTGATGCCTGATGATGCCAGGCGATCACCTGACCAGGTGTCACAATTCTTGGACCGTCGCTGGTTTGATAAGTCATCCCTGGCTCCCAATCCAAATGCTGCCAGGCTCTCATCTTGATCTTCTCGATCAGATCCAATGACCGAATGATCTCTATTTTCGCTTCTTCTCGGCGGGCCTCGTGATTCACCATCCGTTCTTCTTTGGTCTCAGCAACCAGCTCTCTAAGATCCCAAACCGCTGCCTTATATCGTCGAATGGTCTTAGCTTTTTCAGGGATGCCCAACCGTGAAGCTATGGCCTCAGGGCTCTCTTTGGCAACAAATCCCCGCTCGATCTCATCGATATAATCTGCTATTGACTTGAAAGGAACTTTGGACATTTCAATTACCTTTATTATGGACAAATGGACATCAAATAGACATTTTTAATAAAAATATTATAATCATGATCGAGAAGGTTTCCCCGCCCGATCATGGGATCGATCGTCGAATTTTTCCATATTCGACTTCTATACAGCCTTGCTCTTCAGCAAGCATAAGGTAAAGATTCGGCAAAGGAGCATACCAATCATCGATCGGAGGGCGAGCAGGCCCTGCCAGAATGGGCGGTTCTGTATCCGCCCTCCTCTCCGGTGGATACCCTTTGAATAGCATGCTCCTTAACCAAAGATTTCATTCGCCCACTTACGATAACGATCAATCTTCATGGATCTTGGTATCGGTCGCATTTTTCTATGTGGCGTTTCCTTGATGCTCAGTCCGCATTTTGGACATACCCGAGAATGCCCTGTAAGCCTCTTGCACATAGGACAGATCCAATCAATGACGATAGGTCTGCTATGCGATTGAGCTTTTAGAAGAACGGGCACCCAACCCCCTCTGGTTGGCGTGCCCGGATAGGTCGATACCCCTGGCATCTGGTCTGCGAGTTCATCCTTTTCGGATGCTTGCTCAGACGCCAGGACAAACCTCGTCGGACTAAGCTTTGCGAGACTTTTATCCAACCCGGCCATCCTTCATACCCACAATTATATTATACTATTAAACACCTTTTGGTCTGTATTTGATCCATTATATTTGACGGATATAGGCCACCCGGAGACGACTGCCTTTTTTGCCTGTCTCGTCTATGTTTATCTTCTTGATAATCTTCAGCTCCAGAAGGTCATCAAGAACCCGTCTCAGATTAGAGCCGTATCGACCTGTTCTATATTCCAGTTCAGGCACTGTAATGGTTCTACCCACTGGCATGTACTTCAGCGTATCCATCAACAATTTTGTGCTCGCCATGCTCCTCGCCTCTTATGCCATTTCCCGATATCTGTTAACCTCCAAATCCAATATCGCTTTTTAATGCCGCCCCGACCCACCGGAGCAATACATCCCTTTTCCATCAGATACCGGAGAGTAGCTCCTGGAACAGGAGTTTCCAGCTCTGATGCCAGAAAGGGCTTTTCCGGGAGCAATTTCAACGCTTCCAAGGCGGTATATCTCAATCTGCCGCGCATATTACCAAAAGATCCATAAAATCTTCCAGTGGTAGCGATACATAGACGTCTTCCCTATTGCGTGTGAATACTACCAGCGGGGTCAAGCAAGTATTATCACCATGCTTCTTGGCTTGCTTGATCGCTTCCCATATGTTCAAACGTTCTTGATTCTTGCACTCCACCGCAAAGGGGAATATCAGTCTAGCTCTTTTAGAGAGCTGGATATCCGCTCCCTCGCTACTCATTGGAACTGGTCGTACATCCTCCTCAGGAAGACTGAACTTCTCCCTGATCATAGCGGCCACCATGTTCTGAAGGCGGCGGCCTTTAGCTTTACATGATGCCGTTTTCACGCCTCCACGTCCTGATTATCCTTGCTGCTGTATCCCTGCATATCCCGAATTCTCTAGCTATTTCCGAATAAAAATGTCCTGCGTCGGCCATAGCAACCAGCTTTGGATAGTCCTCTCTGCTCACCTTAACACGCGGTTCACCCTTCTTATGACCAGGAATCCTGACTTTGCATTTCCTGCCACTTCGAACGTTCCGCACCATTCCCTTGTTTAGACCTCCTTATTTTGGGATTAGGTAGCTCAGAGAAGGTGAGGGGCCTTACAGAGCCCCCACCCTCTGAGATTCCAGCCAGTTCTGTCCCTCTGGCAGCACCGAAGCCGGAGAAGGTGCTTGCGCAGGTGCAGCCTGTGGTGGGCTGGTCATCATCAAGAACCAAGCCCGGTTCTTGTTATCCGTCCCCGAGGTCTTGACCAGGAGATGAGCACCCCGGAAGGTTTGCAGGCGATTCTGCTTGGCTATAGCGACCAGCTGTTGCATAATCGATCTGTGACCAAACTCCCAAATCAGCTCATCCTTAGTTCCTTCCACCATCACCTTCATCCTGAATATGGTTCTAGGCGGTCTCTTCTTGCCGTCTGGCGTGGTGATCATCCCATCCGCACCTGGTCGATCGAAGTTGCTGATGCCTTTCTCCGGATCGGTTAGAATCACGATCCGCTTCTCGTCAGTCGGTTCCATCTTGAAGAAGGCCCCGCCTTTCTTGCTTTCGGCTTCCATCTCTTCCAGCATTGACACAAATACGTCTGCCATTTCTCTTTCACTTCCTTAATCCTCCAGTCGGGCCGGAGGATACTTTTTCGTTCACCTCCATCTAAGCCAATCCATAAGCCCGGAGAACCTTCTCAGGTGCCCACCAGATCTTCAGGCCGCTGGCTTCCGCCTCGCTGCTTTCCCATCCAGTCGCTCTCAGAAGCTCTTCTGCTCTCCGGGCGTCCAGCCCTGCGCTGATAACGTCATCAAGAATTATGCCTGTCCTATTGCTCTCTTTGTCCTTCCTCGGGCACTTCTTCAGAGCATAACCTACGTTTTCCCATATTTTCATTTTAATAGATTGCGATAAATCGCTACCTTTAGCCTCATCGTTATCTTCAGTAGGCTCGATTGATATCGATTTTTCTTCCGTTGGGACTAATGAGACCGAAGCGGGACAGGTAGTGGTACTATTATAATCAGTATCTATAGATGTATTATTACTATATTCTATTCTATTAGACCCACTGTCCCACACATTTCTATCATATGTTTTTTCCTCGTTTTCTCCCCCCACCCCCCTATAAGTTTTGCTTTTCTCTAAAAATGTGGGTTTTGTGGGACTGCCGCCTAATGATATCGATTTTGGTTCCCATGTGGAGGGCTCCGTCCCACGAGATTTGTGGGACGCTTCATCTACTTCAGGAAGATCATCATCCCAATCCGGTTTCAGCCACCAACCGGAGACCTTGATACCATTAATCTTGGTGATGTTCAGCCTACGACGGTCTTTGATCTCTCTGAGATATCCCTCCTCCTTCAGAGCCTTGGTGATGCTGTTCTCCGAGGGAACCTGGGTGAACACGCCCATCTGCTTCAGCAGCCCCAAAGTCTCTTCTGGCAGAAGAAATAGCCCGAGTTCGTTCTCCCTGCCTATAATCCGATCCGAGCTGTTTGGCAACCCCCCGATCATGAACAAATCGGGCCTAGAAGCCCGTAAATTCCGCACAGCGTTTAGAAATCTAGCTAGCTCGGTCTCTGATGTCACCTCTAGCCCTTGGGCCTCTATGGCCTCATTAAGGGCATTTAGGAATTCATCATGAAATTCTTTAGCCTCTTCACCAAAAGGCCCGTTCTCAATCAAGGTCCATATGCCTCTGAGCAAGCAGTAGATGTTAGCCAGCCTGCCTGGATTGACATAGCCTTTGGCAGCATAACTGGTTGCCATCTCCGATCTCTTCTGTTCAAAACCCTGCCTCAGATCATGGGTATTAGCTGCAAGGTATCTGAGCCAATGATAACCAATCACTGGCAGATATTTTACCCTCGATTGGATACTCGTTAGATTGGCCATATCCTGGCTTTTTTCCCAGGTCAAATTGAGTATCCTGGCTGATGTGCTTGCCTCAGATACTTTGATCTCCCCTGTCACTATGGGGGTGACTAGGAACTCGTTTGTTGTCCGAAGGCCCCCTTCCCTTTTACCCCGGAGCTTTTCCCCTCCCTCCATGATGGCCTGGATGATGGCTATATAGGCCAAAGCGTCCTTCGCATCCGTGGCTTTGACATTATCCAATATGCGCGGCAAAATCCCGGCGTTCAACAGAACTTCCATAGCACCAACCTGGGTGCCTCCAAGCTTGCCATGCTTCAGCAGGGTCCGATCATCCAGGTATCCAAGGCCGTATATGGCCGTGAACAATTGCGCGATAGTGGTTTTGTTGCTGCCAGTCTTGCCCCATAGGGCGATCCCGATCCGATCGTTCTTGAACCACCGGGCAAAGACCGGAGCCCCCAGGATGGTGGTAAGAAGCAATGACGAATACCGGCGTAGCTTCAGCATATCTCTGAAAAGCTCTTTGGCTGCGCCAATGTCACCATCACAAACCATGGCTGGTGTTTGTTGAGCCAGCCTGAATACCACATCACCAGCCAGTCCAACACCCGGCACCAAGGGTATATTTTGCCGCCACCTGGGGATAGTCACTCGTTCTCTCAGGATGGTGTTGCGACTGAGACGTTGTGCTGTCTCAAAATCGAGTTTCCCTAGCCGGTTCCTAGCTCCAAAGTAATTGATCATCAGGGCTCGGAATTTCCGGGATTCGGACACAACATCAGCATCTGCAGTAAATTCGACTGGGCGGCCATCTTTAGCGCCTTTCCCTCTGAAAACAAACTCAGTACGTCTGTCTTCCTGAGTTTCCAGGTATATGCCAATAGCGCAATCGGATACCCACTTGAGTTCTTTATTGCCTTTGGGGTCAGTGGTCACAGTTTGTACCGTGCCGTCTGGTGCTATTCCTATGGCCCCCGGCTCGTCGTCCGGCCTGAGCAATCTTATCTCAGGTTCCCGGATTACGTCCTCTGCATTAACTAGCTGCCTGCTCACTGCATATGCAATCGTCTTTTCGACAATTGTCTTATCTTTGAGTTTGCCCGCCCCGGCCTCCTCCCAGGGCACCGCCCCGCACTCACAAGCCAGCCATAACCAGGCATCTCCACCGCTATTGATGCCGTTGTGCATGTAGGCCCACAATCCGGCCTCTGGATCGACTACCAGGTTATGCCCGGTGGAACTCCCCAGGGTTGGATGAGGCCCGCGCAACTGATGTCCGCACTGTTCCCACCCCCGAGTATCAATGACATCTAAGATGTTCAAGGGAGGGAGCCTCTTACCAGCGGCCACTTTTGCCATTTCGACCGCCCATTCCGGTAAACCTGAATCACCTGAAGGCCCGGCGCTGCACCTGCACAATCCGAGCAGCTCAGAAAGAACTTCGGGCCGATATTCTGCGTCAGCCGAATAATCAGTTACCCGGCTTCCAGTCATAGCGAAATGCCGCGGCCCGTCCTCATAGATCTCTATGGTGTTGCACCTGGCAGCGTTCTTCTTAATCGCTTTGATGAAAGCCCATACATCAGGTGGTAATGTGATAGGCTCCATCCCCTCGCTTTCGGCGCTGTCCATGCCTTCTGGCAGTTTCCCGAGAATCCAAACATGGAAGCCAGTGCCTGATAAGGATAATTCGGTATAGCTGTTAAGCTTCCGTAAGATCTCAGCAGCCCAAGGGCTTACCCATCCGGTCCTCGGATCACGGCAAGCATCCAGATCAATCCCTATCAGCTGCTTATCACCCCTCTCTGGATGCCTGGCTATGACAAATCCCAGCCCCGAGAACATCCCTGGGTTGGATTCTATACCCGCCTTAGCTTCTTCGAAGCTTATCCAGAAATCTGAATTCTGCCATCCGCCTGACCGCCCCTGCAGGTCACAAGGCTTCTTTTCTTTCCTGGCTACCCACTGTTTAGCGTCCCTAAGCATAGCGGGCACGTCATCAAAGCTCATGCTGCCACCGTCTTAGTTCCGTTCCGACGTTCCCCCTATCTCCAGCAGGGCGGCTAGATACGAATCGAATAATCTCCACAGCTCCAGCGTCCGGAGAAAAGCGCGCCTCTCTTGGGCATCTTTCAGAACCAGCGGAAGGGCTTTGTGATCAGATTTGGGCGGCTGGATGAGGTTGGACTTGTTTCGTCTGCGTCTAATCCCCATGGGCATCCACCTCAAAATCCTTCAGTTGGCTTTGCCTCGGTTCAGCTTGGAGAACTCTGCCAGCTCGGTTGTAGATATGCTCAAGCCTCTCCTGAAAATGGCTATCATCGAGCCTCATCAGCTCACCACCCTAGCTTCCCGAGCGCATTCCAGCCTGATGCTTCGGCTACCATTGATCTTCTTATAGGGCTGGAGGTCAGCCCAAAACTGGATGCGATCCCCCCTTTTAACAGGTGGAAGCATGGCCGTGCATCGATAATTCAGCCAGGCATGATGCTCGACACCGAATTTGGTTCTCACGTCCCTCAGAATAACATGGCCGTGCTGGTCTACACCATCAAACACGGCTTCCAGCTTCGCTGATTCGATTCCCTTCCTCAATAGGGTCTCGAAAACAGGTTTCATGGGGACCACCCCAGAAAGTGAATTAACAGTATGCCCATTGTTATTAATGTAATGAGCAATATAAATAGGAATAAAATACCACCAGGCTTGATCATATCATAGATATCCCTAGCTTGAGCTAGCAGCCTCTCGCGCATGGTTCAAGCCCCCAGTTTTCCTACTCCCCAGATTCCGTTTATATGCGATACGGCTACCCGATGGCCTTTCAGGCTCACCAGGGCGCTATAAAGAGACTCATCAACCAGGCATTCTTTGCCGCTCAGAGTAATCCTGATCAACCCATCTGAATGGCGGGATATATTTTGAAGAATCCCCCATGCAGCGGCCCCGTCTGCTAAAATTTTATTTAACTCTAAGCCCGGCAAAATGATAGAAAATTCGTTGGTCGATCCACTTATCGCAGCACCTGATTCTATAGGTGCAGTGCTAATATAATTCTGCCCACCTACTTTTGACATTCCCAACTCCTAGGAGTTGGCCTATGTCAATGCCGCTACCTACCGCAAGATTCAATACCGAATGGAAGATAGTGGCATTGACCGGCTGTGATTCGTTCGTTTGCGAGACTTACCGAATCGCAGCCCGGCCATCCTTATTGTATTTCCTGATTTTTCGTCCTCCTCATTTAGAGTTCGCTTTGATATACCTTTCCATTCCACCCTGAAAGTGATGATTTTTATCACTCCACCCATGGCCCGTTGTATCCACCCGGCCACTTCCCTGTTGGTCTAAGGCTATACCCGTCCTCTGGCGGCCTGGCTAGCCTCTTTGGGGTTTTATGATGAGCATCGAGGATCGCTTCCCCTTCGGCTTCCAGCTCTTCTCTGGTTTTTTTCTGACCAGGGAAGTATTTCCTTCGATGCTTGCACGGCCCCTGGAAATAGACTGAAGCAGGGCAGCTGCAACCGCGAGGTGTCACGGTATAGTAGGCATCTCTCTTCGCATTGAGCACCAAGATCTCTTCCTGATTCAAAGCTATACTAACAGGCGGATTTTTTGCCTTTGCCAATAGCTGCCGGACCTCATCCAGAGAGCGCGTAACGGGCGCACAACGCAGCAGTTCGCTCAACATGCTATACCACCTAGTACTTATACGTTTAATACGTATATAAAACTAACGTCTAAAATGTTTATGACGTAAACTATTTATATACAAACTACGTTTAATGCTAAGCATGCAGAGAATTAATGTCATGGTATCGGACGAAGCTTGGCAATACTTGAAGGACTTCCAGGAAACAGGGGGATATCGAAACCGCGACGAGGCCGCCAATGCGCTGCTATTAGATCATAAGAAAATAGCCGCGAAGGTTGATCAGAGATAATAATACTCTTATGCATCAAGAAGCTTCGCTAAAAACAATATTGGAAAGCCTTGAAGCCTGACGCATTCAATTATTGAAAGGACGTCTCTATTATGAAATTACGAGGTTTAATTAATCTAATATATATAGTTGTAGTTCTAGCATTATCCGGCTGTATTGGAAACGAAGATAATATCTCAGAAGAAAAGATTATCCGACCTCCCGGAGCAACAGATGAAGATGTAATCAAGAACGAGATTAAATCGATTAGTCAAAGCGATGGACCGAGAGGTGTTGTATTATTCTTCAACAGCATGAATGAAAAAGGCGATGTGGTTATTGATGCCAAGGCTGACGAACCATCGGATTTCGTTGATGCAATAGCAGCAATTGCCATAATTGACAAACGGTTAATTGCACAAAACATCAATGTAAAAGAGTACACAATAAAATATTCTGGTATATATATGCCAAATAAAGGAACATTCAAAATAACTTCTGCTCACCTAGATCAGATTGCTGAAGACGCTGAGAATTTGGGGCTAGTGGATTCTGTAATCACCAGAATGTCCAGTGGCGATTTGGGTGAACAGTTAAAGATTCACGGCATGGCGACAGAGAAGCACTATACACCAAGCAGTGAGAAAACCGATATGTATATGGGATATGAACGTGTTCCAGATTTAACAATTCGAATTGTAAGATAGCGTTTTAGCTTTGCTGTAGAATTTCGAAAATATCAGTGACTGCAACTACTCGCTCTTTACGAGGTAACAGCAAGTTATTTCTTCATGTGATATTATAATGGCCCTGTATCCCCAAATCGTCGAACTTTAGGGGACTCAGAGCCATGAATATATCCGACATCCATGTGTTCCCATTGCTTAATTTTTTGTCCACTCAGAGGGATACACTCCATGAGACAAGTTTATTATAATCCAAGTAAGATTAGTTTTAAACCTAGGAGGGATGATAATTTCTGCATTAAGAATACGGTCTTTGGCATTTATGCTACTCCTGACGATGCTATTTCCATACGTCGCAGGTGGCATTGATGTACAGCAGTACGATAGTGCGGCGGCTATTTTGTTGGATCGAATAGCCATTGGTGAAGGTACTACTGACGCTGCAGCACAAGAACATGGTTTAGCTAGTGCTTATGATATTACCTACGCTTATGGTAGGTATAATCCCAGTGGTTCTAAGCCACTAAGTGAAATGACTATTGGGGAGGTCAAACAATTGCAGAAGCAAATGCTTGCCAAGCAAGCAAATAGCAAATTACCATCATCGGCAGTAGGAAAATATCAAATACTAAGTGGCACTTTAGTTGAGCAGCAGAAGAAACTTGGCCTTTCTGACGATACCCCATTTGATGCGGCAACACAAGAGTTGTTTGGCCTATGCTTATTGGAAAAAAGAGGTTATGAAGCATGGACGGAAGGTAGGATCTCAGACTATCAATTTCAAAAAAATATGGCTCAAGAATGGGCTTCTGTTGCAGATCCTGATACAGGCGAGTCATACCATGAACAACCTGTAGGTACTACAGACGCTCAAATTAAAGAGACTATGGCATTAGCAAAGAGCACATTGGATATTTCGCAGCAGGCCCAATCGGAGCAAGAGCAAGATGAGTCCGTACCGGTCACTCTGACTCTTTATGTCCATGATGGAAGTGCAAGCGGACCTATCATTCCTGATGCCCAGGTTACTGGCTGGGACGGATCAGGTAACAGCTTCCAGCAGACCACAGATAACAGCGGTTACGTCATTATTGAGGGATACCCAGGAACTTGGTCATTTTCTGTATCGGCAGCGGGCTATGAGACGAACAATTGGGACCAAGACATAAACGAGGACGATATTAAGGATGCATTTTTGCAGCAGGAGCAAGACCAGGATATCACTTTAACCCTCTACATCCACGATGAAAGTGCAAGCGGACCCATCATTCCTGATGCCCAGGTTACTGGCTGGGACGGATTGAGCAATAGCTTTGAGCAGACCAGCAGCAGCAGTGGTTATGTTGCAATTACAGGATATCCAGGTATTTGGTCGTTCTCGGTTTCGGCAGATGGATATGAGACCAATAGCTGGAGCCAGGAGATTACTGAGACAGATACCAAGGATGCTTTTCTTCAAGAAGAGCAACAATATTCTCAGAATAGTGTGATTGGCAAATGGGATATGCAGGTTGAAAATGAGTGTGTAGACACTTATCATGGTTCTTTGGGACTTAGTCGTAGACATTCTATTATCGAGTTCTATAACGATGGTACTTTTAGCGAGGATTCTACGGAACACGAAAACCTAGATGAAAATGGTGTGTGGGTAGAGGCAGAGATAGAGCTACAAGAAGAGCCGAGGATGGTGGATGGAGAATGGACTCAATATGAGGATACCGTTCGTCTTCAATATTACCCGTTTGAAGAAAGAACAAACGAATACGATGGTGGGGGTTACTGTAAAATATGGCAATCGGAAAGAGCGACTGGTGAACTAATTATAGATGGAGATTCTATGAGCGGTACAGTAACAAGCATTTTCCATTTTGAAGATCACTGGCCGCAGCAGGGTGAGAGACCTATATATCGTGACGAGTCCTGTTCGCAAAGTTATACTGGCAGGAGAATCGATACCTCCGTCATCCACGATACGCCATAATCCCCACGTAGTCCTCGTGCCCACTTGCGGGGTGATGTCATTGTCCCCATGCAATCCCAGAGATGGGGGCTACGACATCATCTCGATGATCACTATATTAGGACAGATATGCAGGGAGGTGATATTCAAGTCGAATGTGATCGGCGGAGTCCCTTAAATACAAGATCATACTGTAATAAGATAGGCAATGATTTGAGAGGTCTGAAGAGCAATGTACCAGGATTTTTGACATAATCTTCCTAAATTATTACCCATAAATATTCGCCATTATCCTCGTCTGTAGCCTTCAGACTGCAGCCCATTCCATTCATTCCAGTAAAATCCCCTTCACCGGAAAAGGATGATGGATCAGATATCTCCCGATTGAAATTACGCTCGCCGGGGACCGTAAATGAAACGTTATATGAACCGACTTTTTCATGCAGAGTTGTATCTTCACTTATTCCTAATGGGCTCAATGCAATAAGAAAAATAAAAGGCATCGCTAAACGCACTAGCTTCGTCTTAATCTCCTCCTTTTCTAAGATTAGACTATCTGAAGAAAATCTTTTTGGTAGTGGGGTAGAGCAGCTCCCAAAGAAGGCAAAGAAGAATTTATTCAATTTCATGTCTTCATCCACCCTTTGTATCTTAATCGCTTATTCCTCTCATGAAAAAATGGTCGATTGATATTGATTTCGGGCCAAAGTACTTATTCTCATCCGGCCTATTTGCTCATCATGGCAGGAGTCCTTGAGCAGCTAATCAGGCCACAGCAGAGAACCGTATACCAGGGTATGAAGGCTATGGAGCTGGAAGCCGCCAAAGAGATCCTGGCTGAGGTCTTCAGGATCAGGTTATCAGAGGTCGATGAGATGATCCGGTGCCGCTTTGAAGCTGAGGATATTGGCTCTATAGGCTCTGAAGATGGCCTATGGCCTCAAGAGTTCTGCCTGGAAGCATGAGCTGGACCCAAGCTTACCATATCGCCTGAGATCCTTATACGGCCTTCCTTTGCCAGCTCCTCAAGGATAGGCTCCAGCTCGGATAGCTTCAGTTTGGTATATCGCCTAAGATCCTTCCTCTTCATCCTTCCGCGTGTAGCCAGTGCCCATAGGACTTTGTCATATGGGCTCTGAGATGGGTCTCTCACTTCCAGAACTGCCATCAGTGTTTAGCTTCGGCCTCTTTCGTTGTTAGTATATTAAAACAGATCCTTTTGCCTTGGATGTGATTTTTTATGCCGTTCTAATTCTTTTTTCAGATCATCATTTTGTTTTTTCAATGCTTTTATTTCTTCGCCCATTGTGAATAAATTGTTATGAATCTCGTAAATATGCGTATTTACTTCATCTTTGCTGATTTTATCTTGAACTTTTAATTCTACGGCTTGAACTCTTAATTCTACGGCTTGAATCTTTTCGGATGTATTATATTTTTCGTCAATAAATTTAAGTTTAGTGTCGATTAACTCTTTAACTCCCTTCAATTCACCTAATTGCTGACTATATCTGTATAAAAGACCTAATAATGTAATTATAATTGCAATTGAACCAATTATCGCAGCTGAATTTATATCATGATTAATAGTCAAAGTGGTCTCTGTTGCGTTAGTAGCTACAGCATTAGTTATATTTTGAACCATATCATTTTACCTCATTTCCAGAGTCCTTTTTCTTGATCTCTTCTCATAGGGCTTAATAAATAGTTGGCAAAGAATCATTTCTTCAGTCCTTCCTTTACCTTCTGGAAAAGCTCAGGATACTTTTTCTCCAGGCCTTCCTCTAAGATCGCCCTGGCTTCTTCTGAGATAGAGAACTCTGGAGTTGTCTTCTTCAGGTACCACATTACAGCAGAGATCTTAGGGCTCCAGATCGCTATAGATTGCCTATTGCTGTTAGCTCCTTCCACAGCTTCGCCTAAAGCCTTTAGGTTTAAGCCTTTAGCCTTAGAGCCTAATCCTTTATCCTTTAAGTCTAAGGATTTAGGCTCATTACCTTTAGGCTTAAGGTCTAAGGTTTTATCCTTAGAGTTTAAGGCTTTATCATTTAGGTTTAAGCCTTCATCTTTAGAGTCTAAGCCTCCAGGTTTGGATGTCTTGGATTTCACGCCGGCCATTAGGTGCTTAAGCTCTTCTCCAGCTCCAGGGCTCATAATGCTATCACCTCTTTTGCTAAATTTAAGTAAGCCAAAGCTCCAGGAGACTCTGGAGCATGTATTGAGATAGGAACCCCATAGCTAGGAGCCTCAGCTAACCTGATATTGTTGGGAATCACAGTTTTGAATACATCCTCTCCTAGGGACTCCCTAACCTGAGTTACTATTTCTTTGGCCATCTTTGTTCTAGGATCGAATAAGGTGAGGAGATACTTTTTCTGGATATCGTAGCCTAAATCATTCTTAATCAGCTCCAGTAGATCAAGAATCATGGAGAGGCCCATTAGAGCAAAGAACTGAGTTTGGATAGGGATCAGCACCATATCAGAGGCTACCAGAGCATTAAGGGTTAAGAATCCCAGAGTGGGTGGGGTATCTATTAGCACGTAATCATAGCCCTCTAGGCTCCTTAGCTTCGGCCTGAGTACTGACTCCCTGGCAGTGAGCTTGGAAGCCAGCTCCAGCTCTGCTTTGCCTAGGAAATTATTGGTAGGGGCTATATCCAGGCCTGAGACCATTGTGTTCTTGATTAAGGCCCTGATGTCTAAGCCCTTCATCAGAACATCATACATGGTCTTATCCAGCTCGTTAAGGCCCAAATGCCTTGTAGAAGAGCCCTGAGGATCCAGATCAACTAAAAGAGCTCTATTCCCATTAAGAGCTAGATAAGCAGCCAGATTAACTGTAGTGGTGGTTTTGCCACAGCCTCCTTTCTGGTTAGCAATGGCTATTATCTGCATGGCCTAAAAGATTAAGGTTTAAGGCTTTAACATTTTTGCTAAAGGATAAGGGCTAAAGGCTATGACCTTTAGGTTTAAGCGTTTGGGCTAAAGCCTTTAGGTCTAAGGCATTAGGATAGATCCGTTTATCCGCTATCTGATTTAACTATTTTAATTTCCTCTTCAGTCAAGCCATAAAGCTCGTAGACAAGAGCATCAATCTGCCTGTCAGTCTTATCTATCATGGAATTAATCTGCCTAATCTTATCTGCAGATTTATTGAATTCTTCCTCTAAAAGCTCTTTATTCCCTCTGCCTCTGGGGTTATAGCCTGCCTTCAGCTTCCTTTTGTTTTTGATCAGGAGGTTATGGAATCCAGAGAAGTCCATGCCGTAGTATTCCTGTAGCTTAGAGGCTCCACTGAGATCCTGGACTTTGACACTTATCTCACCTTCAAGCCATTTAAGGAAACCATGTGCCTCAGATTGCTTTTGCTTGTTGAGATCGAGCATCTGTTCTACAAGGAGTATTATCCGATCATGATGAATCTTACACCGAGGATCTAAGCTTTCCATATCAGGTAGGGGAATTTTGCCTAGATACTTGAAGATAAGCTGATAGCCAATTTGTATCTTGGTGCAGTAATGTGAGATGAAAAACCAACCAAGCTTTGAGTTAAGTATAGCTAGAAGCACCTTATTGGCAGTTGGAATTATCCAGATAGCATTGTTAGCATACATCCCTGATGTATCAAATGCAAAAGTTGGCTCACCTTGGAATACTTGGTACATAATCTTTGGTTTTTCAAATTCAGCATAATAGCTTGTAGCATCTTGAATTTCATACCATTCGTATGGGCCTGGTTTACGACCCTTCCACTCTTCATGTTCAGGCCAATCCTTTGGTTTAGGCATCAATTGGTCTTTAAATTGAAGCAAATGCTTCTTTATAGCAGGATAATTCTCTATATCTATGCCCCTTCTTGCAAAAATAAGATAATCTCTGCTCTCTACAGGGTGGTATCTATATAGCTCCCTGCCACCTATATAGGGCTTTATGATTTCAGCACTTCTTGAGTCTTCAGCTATTAGCTTTTCCTTAGTCTCATAATCGATAACAAAGGCTTTGCCTAAACCAGTCACCACACCTCTATAGACACCTCTTCCCAGGTAATCCTTCAGAGTCTTGCCTTTGCTTTCTAATTTATCCAGCAAATCTTGGGCTCTATCATCTGCCAGTGACCAGCTATTATCTTGCAGCCCAGTATAGCTTACACTATAGGCATTTTCTTTTGTGTAATGACATAAGGAGATAGAATCTAATGCCTTTTGAGGGACCTTGACTTTTGTTACTAATATGTAGGCTGCAGGCAATCTTTTCGATACCTTTAATATACATGTATGTACCATGACACCCTTAAATACAAGGAGTTTACAGAAATCTATAATTTCTTCTACATATTGCTCTTTTAGCAGTTGCCTCAATGGCTTACCATAGCCAGCTCTCATCCACTTATTTGAGACTATGTAGGAGATTAAGCCATCGTCCTTCAAAAGCTGCAGGCCTCTTTCGATGAAGTATGTGTATAGATCAGCAGTCCCTTGGTAGACCTTATAATTCTCCAAGTAGTCTTTAATCTCACTTAGGCTCTCCTGTCTAACATAAGGTGGATTGCCCAATACGACATTGAAACCACCCTGCATAAACACTTCAGGAAACTCCAGCTCCCAATGGAAGAATCTCTGCTCCTGAGCTATTTGCTGTGCTTTCCTAAACCACTCCAGATCTCTGACACCACCCCATCCAGGCGATAATCCAGGGTCGATGCCATTACACATCCACTCATAATCCTCATCATTCACAATAATTCCAAAGTAAGCAGATAGTTTGACATTTGCTATCTCCCTAATTCTTTGGCTTCTCTCATCTTCCATAAGAGCCTTGAATTGCCTCTCCTTCTCTTTTACAGCCTTCAAGCTATCATCCGGTTTGGAATCTATTTCACCATATTTCCTGAGAAGATCATCTATGACCTTCTTCCTTTGGGCTGTGAAGAATGCTGATAGGGACCCTTTGTCTGTCCCTGTGGAGGGTAATACGACCAGGGAGTCAAGATCTATTCCTACCAGGCTATTACCACATCTGAGGTGATGGTCCAGGAATGACAGGGGCTTATTTGCAGCTGCTGTGGTGAGCCACAGGGCCAGCTTTGCCAGCTCCACTGCCATGGGGTTAAGATCTACCCCGTAGATGCACTTTCTGACTACCTCTCTTCTGGCCCACTGAATATCATGCTCTGCAACCTCTTTGGTCTTAGCTTCTTCCTTCTTAGCAGTAGCCCAAGCCTCCACCAGGGCTCTGGCTAGGTAATCCACTGCCTCCACCAGGAAATGGCCACTGCCCATGGCAGGATCAAGGATTTTGATGGATAAGATGTGATCAGCAAACTTTTTTCTATCCAGCGAGTCAGCCCATTCCTCCTTCTTTTGAGATAGGATCATGCCGATAGTATTCTGTACTATGTATTTGACTACATAATCAGGGGTATAATAAGAGCCAGTTGCCCTTCTCTCTCCCTTATCTGTGAGTAGGTTTAGGTCTGGTGTCAGTTTATACTCCAGTAAGCCTTCATAGATAGACCCAAGGTGCTTTATGTCAAGGGAAGAGTAGTCCACCATAGCTTTTTCAGACCTGGCCAGAAGGTCCAGAGCCTCTGCTAGATATGGATCACTAACATGTTTGGTACTCAGGAAGGTGTTTTTAGCTGGGTCAAACAGGCCACCATTGTAGGCTGGTATGTAAAAGACATTCCTATCAATTCTCCACCTATCGGATTCACTTCCTTCATTAATGAGGTTAAAGAGATTATTCAGTTTGCCCCAGTAGGCATAGGAGAATGGAGCTAAGAAGCCACCTGTATCTATCCTGGTGGCAATTTCCTTCTTCATCTCCTGAAGGCTCATGTCATGATAGTATCTATTGCTGGTATCCAGCAGTCCTCTGCTTTCAGCATAAGAAATGAATAGCAGCCTGTAAAGAAGGAGCATAGAGTTATCTTGGACTGCCTTCAGATCCCCTTCTGATCTGGTTAAACCATTGGAGGGGTCTGCAAAGAAGCCTTCTGCCAGCTTCTGCATGGCCTTATAGACATTATCCTGAAGCTCTTCACCTATCTCTTTGGCATAGGCTTGACTTCCTTCTCTAGTTCTATCCAGGAAAGAATCTCCAGGGAATTTGGGGAATGCTTCAAGCCTGAAAAATAGGTAAAAGTATTTGAAAGCTTCCAAATCTTCTGATTTTAAAAGTCTCTCCAAGTCAACCTCATAATAGACATCCAGCTTATAACTGGTGCTCTCATGGTATAGCCTCCACAGTCTGCCATTAGTAAGTAATCCCCATACAGGTGGAGTGTCTCTAAGATATGTGTCAATTTGGTAGCTGGGGTTTTGCTTATCCCAAAACCCTTTCCCAGAGGTCTGGCTCTTATCAAGGGATATATTCCAGGCTTTGGCATCACCTACTGCTATGGCCTTCAGATAGAAGTCCTGAGTGCCCTGGAGCTGATAAGCCTCATCACGACTATCATCATTAGAGAAGAAGGCATAATCAGGCACACGGGCAGTATCAGCCACCTTTCCTTGAATCCCGAAAAAATGACCTAGTGCTTTTAGGACTGGTTTAATGAAGTTATCTTCCAGCTGTGACTCCTTGTAGGCAGCTACAGCCCTATGATTCTGGTGATAGTGTTTGCTTATTTCATTGAAGACTATCTGAGCCTTCTCATCCTCATTCCACTCAGGTGTCTTTGGTGTCTGGGTCTCTAAGTAGTGATTTGAAAATAGACCATGGTTATTAACTCCTGTAAGTGTCTGGGGTTTGACCTGGGCTTCTGTGATTGCTGGTGAGTTTGATGGCAAAGAGCATCCCTTCAGATGTTAACGAAAGTCTCAGAGAAGGAATATAAGGCTATCTTAGGGGAAGAAATATTAAAAGGAAGAGCAGGGTCTCATAGCCTGACCTTCTACATATGTCTCTCTCTTTGCGGTAAGTAGAGGGACGGTTAACTATACGTCTACTATCAGGGTTATGATCTTTCGCACCACAGAAGCAAGGACTTATTACAGAAATTATAAAAATAGGGTTAATTCTCAGATATCCCTGGGCCTCAGCCTTTAAGGCTCGGGCCTTCGCCGTCCACCACGGGCTGAAGGATCGAGAAGCTAGGGATTTATTGGCTCAAATCTTCGGACCATGGATCTAGCGATTCGTCGGGCTCTAGTTGTTGTGCCACGTCCATCATGTTCAGATACATTCTGCGCTTACTCTTCGTCCAATATCTAAACCCAATCTTTTCATAAAATTTTAAAGCTGTCTCCTTTGGGTCAACAGATATGTATCTACATCCTAATGGCCCTTCTAAGGCAAAACCTACAGCGAGAGAAAGTAAATAGTGTCCAATACCACGTTCCTGAAGTCGTTTATCAACCGCAAGCCTGGCAATCAAAATACATGGATATGCAGGATAATCACAGCCATCAATATGTTGACTAGCATCCAGCTTATCTTTATCCAGCCGGATAGAGTCTGCAGCCAATGTGATGAATCCGGCAAGATGGTCTTTATAAAAGCATAGGTGTGTTCTGCTAAGAAGAAGCTTCTGCTCTTTTAGTGCATCATTTTTTAAGAAATCGTCTAACTCTTCGTCACCAGAATCAAAAGGAGTAAGGGTATATTTAGCATTCCTGGAGTTGAGTAATTCAATGCTAAGTGCCCTTTCTGGTATGGGTCCCATCAAAACTTGCTGCAATTAGCTTTGTAGATCTTTTTCGCCCGGCGGAAAAACGCCAATTGCTCAGAAGTAAAGGCAGGGCTCTTTTCGTTCTTTAGGAACTCCTTGGCCTCTTCTCCCTTAAGGGTTAGCCCTAATTCAACTTGCCTTGCCATGCTCACTTCACTTCCTTTTAAGTTCGCTGCAAATGATGTATACATGCGCGCATGTATATACGTTTTATGCATCATACATCATATATACATTATATCCCCAGCGCCGCCGCCTTCATCGCCTTTGCCTTCTGCAGTGCGGTCTCGTGGTCCATCTTCTTGCAGCTTCCTAGGTGAACATTGCGAGTCTTATCGCCCTCACGCCAGGAGGCCATCCAGTAGGTGTAGATCTGGGTGCCCTTTTTGCCTTTCTTGGCCTTCTTCATCTGCCAGATGTTCAGATCCTCCAGCCGGGCCCGGAGCTTGAGGTCCTCGGCCTCTGCCAGGGCTGTATTGGCTTCTTCTTGCAGTCTCTGGGCTTCATGGATGATTGCGGGAGCACGGGTGGCCTTCTGCAGGGTGCGGGCGTCCCTGGCCAGCACTTGAGCCTCGGACTTCAAGGCCTTCCTCTTCTCTCCGGCGGTGGTCTTGTGCATAGTAAATAGTTCTATGACATTTTACTTAAAGCTTTTGATAATGTAATAGAACAATTACTTTCGCATGTTTCAACGTTTCAGATTGTTTCAATCGCCCTCTTCCTCCATGCCACAACGCATTTGCTACGTTGCATCCCTGGCAATATCGCCGGCTCGGATAGGGATTTGTACGCCGGAGCAAAGAAAGTGTCTTAAATCAATTTTAAAAGATCCGTGAATAAAAATAGTTTATTTCGACTTCCAGAATGGTCAATTCCTGCAGAAGTGGTTTTGATTTCGATATGAGGATCAATCGTTATC